TTACTTCTCAATAAGGAAGTTGTTTAAGTCATCTCGTACATGTTTGAGTTGGTCAATGCCATTACCAGTAATTGTATGATTGATTATGACATAAAGACTCTTCATGATTACTTTACGAGACTCCTCATCTTCTTTAAATCGTCTTTCATTTTCCATATTTATACGATGCTGCTCCGTTTGCCACTCTAACATTTTGCGGTATCCATCTTCCAATGTTATAAGCCTTCTATTGTCCTTAGCAAATAACTCCTCGTGTTCTTTCAAGTCATCATCATGCTTAAGTAACATTGCTCTGTGGTCGTCACTTGGCTTTTTAATTTGTTTGAAGATTCCCCATGCAGTCCAAACAGCAGCAAGAGAAGTACACAGCCAAAGCACTTGATCAGAATTAATTGTAAAAACCATGATCAAGCCTCAATTATTCTTCAGGTGTGTTTTCTACAAATCGTGTAAATGCTTGGTGCATACCTGTTGATGCAAGACCCATTAGTGCACCGTAAACGATTGTTTCTAATCCAGGTCCTTTAGCAACTGAGTTTAAACAAGCTCCTAAAATTGCTAAGATTGTTGGAATATACTTGTTTTGGATAAAGTCTAATGATGTTTTAATAATATAACCAACCACTAAACATCCAACAAGTACAACAATTTCGAAATTTTGTGTTAATGCATTGAAATCCATAATAGTTCACCTATTCCTTCCTATCTTGGTACATTTGGATCAGTGTCAATTCCAGTATCGTTTGTCCAACCTGTTCCATTGTTTAATAAATATGGGAACTTGGCTCCTGGAATAACTCTTGTGATCTTTCCTGACCATTCCCCTTTGTATACTTTTGAACCAGCTGAGTCATTTGATAAAGTGTTAGTGCAGACTCTTGTTCCTACACTATACTTACAAGTTGGTTGAGCTGGTTTTGGGGCTTGTGTTGTTTGAGTTGTAGAACCGTGTAATTGTGTTCTGAATGATACATACTCTTTTGCTGATGTAATCCATTTGCCTGATTTAAGTTTATACATGTAAACTCCATCAACTAATTGACGTCCTACAACAGTAAATACTTCACCTTTTTTAACTGTTCCTGAAGTTGTTGAATCATCCCAAGAAGCTTGAGAATGTAAAGTAATGCCATCTGCTCCAGAATATGTTACTTCTACAAATCCGTTATAAGATTCTAAAGCTCCATTTTGAACTGCTGGTTTAGATGTCTGTCCATTTAATGCATTTAACTCTGCTTGAACCATGTTTAAGAATCTCTGCCATCCTCTGTCTAGAGTTCTATGTGGACAGTACTTATTGCTATAGTCTTGATGCTTAGTTACTTGAGCAATTCCCCATCCTTTTTCTTTTAATTTAGATGCAATGAGTTTAGTAGCTAAGACTTCGGCAGCATCAAATTTTGGTCCACCTGACTTTGAGTAACAGATTTCAATAGCAATACCTTGTCTGTTACCTACTCCATTACCACCATCTCCTGCATGCCAAGCATTTCTGTTTTCAGGAATGCCTTGAACAATTTCTTTATCATCAACAGCATAGTGGAATGAAACCTCATTATGGTTGTTAATCATATACTGAATTTCGTTTCTAGCAGAAGCGTCATTAGCAGTGTTATGAACAACAATTCTAGTCGGATTCATGTCAAAAGGACATTTACAATAATATAAGCTAGGACTTACTAAATTTTGAATTACGTTCATTGTAATTACCTCCTATTTGTATAAGTTAATACCTTCAAGTTCTGCGCGTTTTTCTAAGATGCCAATATACTGAGCCATTGCGTCTAATTGCTTAGTATAAATCTCGATAGGACATGTTGGCTTAAAATCTAATGTTCCTTCTTTCATCTTTGAGTACATAGCACAAAGTTTATTAAAACGAGTTTTTACCTGCCAATATTCAGCTTTAAATCTATCTTTGTAATCTTCGGATTTCATTAATTCAATTGTGTCTTTCAATTCCAATAATATTTTCCTCTTTTCTGTTGCTTTATTTTTTTAAATAATGTAAAATATAAATATCCTTTGCTAACCATTTGGGTTAGGCTAGTCGTGATTAGCCAACAATATCTCACGGCTAGTTTTTTTTTTATAACTTAGTTACATTCAACATCACATAGCCTTCTTTGAATCCATCGTTAGTAGTGATGCTGCGAATTTGTGTCATTCTGAATAATCCAGTATCCGTTTCTTTGCCTTCATCTAAAGAAACTTGCTTGAATAACACATAATCTTGTTCATTGATTTGCTCATCAGTCAAATCAAGAATAATAAAATCGTGTTCTTGGAAAAAGTTCCATAATTTAGTATTTAAATTGATTTCATGTGTTTTAACCATTTAGAATCCTCCTATTAATATAAAAAAGCGAGGTAAAACAAAAATGCTATATTCTGACAAATTAACATCTTGGTTAAAAGAAAAGAAAATCTATCTAAAATACAGCACGTATACAAATTATTGTAATGTGATTCATAATCACGTGTTACCATCACTAGGCAACTATCAGATTGAAGAGTTGAACAACGATATTCTGCAGGAGTATATTCTTCAAAAACTTGAAAATGGTCGTAAAGACGGAAAAGGTGGCATATCGTTTAAATATGCAAAAGACATTATTCAAATCCTTAAATTTACACTTCCATTCAAAATTGATATTCAACTTCCATACCATCCTCCTAAGGCGGTAGATATTTTTGAAAAAGAACATCAAATAACATTGATTAATCACCTCCAATCTGAGATTAACTGTAAAAACTTTGGAATCCTTTTATGCATCCACACTGGAATACGCATAGGTGAACTATGCGCTTTGAAATGGTCTGATATAAACACTCAAACCAAATTGTTAAAAATAGATAAAACCATGATACGTACATACACAAAAGAAGACGGTAGTCATCTTTCAATAACACCGCCTAAATCACGTTCTAGCACTAGAATGATTCCCTTGAACACATGGATAATGCATTATGCTATATTGCTACAAGGTGACGCGGATAACTATGTATTAACGAATCGAGATAAACCGATAGAACCTAATAAATATAGGCTTTACTACAATAGAGTTTTAAAAGAACTTGACCTACCACATCTCAAATTCCATGCGCTCAGACATACATTCGCTACAAGATGTATTGAATGTGGTTGTGATTATAAATCACTGAGCGAATTGTTAGGACACTCCAACGCATCAATCACAATGAACATCTACGTACATCCTCAAATGGAATTAAAGCGTAAATGTGTAGAGCTACTTTGTGATTACTACAAGTAAATGTATGTCATTTACTTTTAGAACGACAGGTGGTGAATATACACATAAGCTAACAGCGGCAGAAATGCCTAGTCACATTCATTATATTCACTCAAAATGGGACGGATCTCAAGAAACCGGCATTTTAAACTGGGCTGTTCCAATGGTGGCAACTACTGTATATAGTGACGGAGGATGGCTTCAAGACGGTTTGCCAACAGGTGGTGATCAACACCATAACAATATTCAACCATATGTGACAACATATTTTTGGAAGAGAACTGCTTAGTTAATTGGTTCTCCGCCAAAAGAATAAAACTAAATATGGTTGGATATTATTGTGTGGCATACCATTACCAGAACCGTTTGTATGAATGCTATTTACATTGTGACTTTGATTATCAGCGTAATGTGAGCCTTGAATAGTCATAAATTCCCACGGAGTAGTTTCTAAAACACCAGATGTACCCCATATACCAACTTCGTGTGCGTGAGCAGGCATTTCAGAATATGATAACGTATGATAGTATTCACCACCTTCAGAATTGGATGTAAAGGACATACTTGTACTACCGTCATTTCCAGTACCTTCACCGACTAGTGTACGACCTTGACCGAACTGTTCCCAAGTTCCACCCAAGAATGTTCCTGGGTTCTTTTTGTCGTATGTGATATAGACTGCGCCAACTGGGAATATTTTATTTAAAAACATTGGAGCTACAATATCGCCTAATACGGTTAGTGTATCTTTTTGGTTTCCATCTTGACCGAAGAACGTTAATGATCTTCCATCTTTACCAAAGTTAATTAACGAGTAAGTAGGTGCTACAGTAAAGATTTGCCATGAGTAGTCATTCATGAACTTATCCTTAACACCGAATGACACTTCATAAGAATTTGTTGCGGATGTAAATAAATTACCTGCTTTGTAGTCTTGCTCAAGAGTATAGTTGTTATCCCATGAATTTATTTTCGTCCATGAACTAGCTCCACTAGCTCGATATTGGATATAGAATGACGTCACATTCTTACCAGTTAAACTAGTAAATCCTACTTTGAAGTGCAATAACGCATACGTTCCACTTGCTTCATCAACTGTATAACTTGAGTTAGCACGTCTTGCAGTCACATTCGTTAAGCTAGGTGAACTATATGCAGATACAGTTACTTTGCCACTAATTTGTGAACTTCTACCACGTGAATCATAGATCGTTGTTGTATAGGTAATGCTACCACTACCTTGTACAGTACCAGTAGTAAATGAGCTATTGTTATACGTTTGCCCCTCAAATTCGGTTGATACAGATGTAACAGTTGAGCCTTGTGCACCACTATACGTAATTGTAAAATTCAACCTAGATTGCGACTGAACTATCTGCCCAATTCCTGCACATACAGAATTTGCATCTGCTATTTTGATGCTATCAATCGAAGGAACTACACCGCTTCTGACTTTGATAGTTGAATTTACCGATTTAGAGCCAACTGACGTTGAACCACTGAATGTTTCTAAGGTAAATGTTGCGATACCACTTGTCGAGTTAGGCAAATCCTTTTCCCATGCGGTAGGAATCGTATAAGAAAAAGTGGGTGTTAATGTCCCACTTATCGTTGTTAATTCACTTGTTTTACCATTCCATGTTGCATAGATTTTATGCGTAAAGTTCTTTGAAGCACTCGAACCATTAATATTAATAGTGTTACCACATTCAATACTAGGGCTATCAATAGATATGCTTGATGCTCTTGGAATAGTTGTCAATTTAACTGTACCACTGCAAGAACCAGTAATAGGTGCATAATATCCAGGGTTACTTCCACTGAAAGATGCACTTACCGAAATTGTTTTTGAACCATCTGCATCATGTGAAATAGTTACAGTTCCACTTTTTACACCGACAAGAGTTCCAGCTGGAACATTAGGTGTAAAGCTTTGATCTAACACTTGAGTACCATTCACGGATACTTTAAATGTTTCTGGAATTCCATTGTGTGAATGGTACTGCGTATTAGATCGAATACCAACCCACCACTCTACATATGATGTGTTGTTTTCAACAGAATAAGATATTTCATTGATTCGTAATATTAACGAGTATTTATCCCACTGACCACTACCAATTTGTATTCCACCACTAAATTCTGCCATTTAATCACCCTACTTTCTTGAAGTCTAGCGAGCCATTTGCTCTTGGCACAAATCCAAATGAACCAACTTTTAAAGACTGCGTGAATTGTCCATCTGTGATGTACATTGTTTGATCGTTTATATAAGTAACTTTCGCACCATTCTTTTGAATCGACCATTCTTGGTTTGTAATCTTAGTTTTAAATGCACTGTCTGATTTACCTAAAGTCAATGCATCGTTATCAAAAGACATATAACTATTTACGTTATCTGCAGTTTGTTTTAAACCATCTAGTCTTCCATTTACACTATTAATCTGACCATTCAATTCATTTTTAGTGTCTTTTACGCTTTCATTTATTGACCATGTAAAGTCCTTCTTCGTCTGTATAAATTGAGTTGATAAATCCTTCTGATAATATTCAAATGCCGAATTTGATACATAAGTTTCACTGACCTTTGAAACAATTTCGTTTGCCTTAGCCTCAATTGCAGATTGACGATTAACAGTTTCTTCATTTACTGCTTCCCATGAACTATCGCAAACTGGTGTTGTATAAGTAGTTGAAGCAGGATTCTTATAAGTAACTTTGTATCTAGTCCATAAGTATTTACCATTTGACCATGTAGGCATTGATTCAACCCATGAACCACCACTTTGAGTAGTCTTTGAGTCGCTCATGTAATACTGTTGAGTGATACTTGCTATGCCTGTGCCTGTAGCTCCTGTTGGACCTTGAACTCCTTGAGGACCTGTAGCTCCCATATCTCCTTTAACTCCTTGAGGTCCAGTAGCACCCGTATTACCTTTTTTGCCCTGTACCCCTTGTGGCCCTTGAATACCTTGAGGTCCTCTATCGCCTTTAGTTCCAGTATCACCTTTTAATCCCTGAGGGCCTTGAGGGCCCTGTGGACCAGTAGCTCCCTTATCTCCTTTAGCACCATTCACACCCATACGAGCTACAGAATATCCAATTGTAGGACTTCCACTTGTATAGTTAGTTGTAGTTTTAGTCCATAAATATGAACCAGCAGCAACAGATGGAATTGTGGTAGTCCATGCTCCAGTAGGAACAGTCGTTCCAGAAGTAGATGCTTGATACTCTACGGTTGTACTCGCAACACCACGACCGTCAAACTCACCACTATTAGCTCTATCAGTTAAACTATTAGCTTTATTCAATGCATCGGTAGCATTTTTATTAGCACTAGTTACAACTTTATTTGTCTCACTAACAGTCTGTGAAATCTTATCGGCACTTACTTTAATCTGAGCATCAGTTTGTTCCTTACTATAATAGTTATTAGTAATGTTATTTTGAATTCCATCAATCTTATTACTAGTTTCAGTAATCATACTAGCTTGAGCAGTGATTGCTTCATTAGTTTGAGTAATCTTAGTTTCTGCAGTAGTTACACGATTAGTTAATGCGGCTAAGTCTTTCTGAGCTTTATCAGCAGCTTGTTGAGCATTGGTAGCTACTTTTTGTGCATCAGCTGCCTTAGTCTGCGCATCACTAGCAGCCTTATTAGCAGCAGTAGCTTCACCTTGAGCTTTCGAAGCGGCTTCATTAGCTTTACTAGCAGCATTCTTAGCCTCGGCAACATCAGTTAAAGCTTTTGTAACATTAGCATTGGCAGTGTCAACCTTTTGTTTAGCATCGGTAATCTCTTGTTCAGTTGCACCAACACGAGTTGTAACATTTTTTAAGTTTTCCTGAGCTTCCTTTAAATCAGTTTTAGCTTGTTGTAATTGTTTGTCAGCTGCAGTTACTTTTTGTTCCGCTAAATTAGCAGCTGTAGTGGCACTTTCAGCTTTAGCACTAGCATCATCAGCAGCCTTTTGAGCATTATCAGCAGCAGTATTAGCTTTCTCAGCATCACTCTTAGCAACACCAGCAGCAGTATTAGCAGCCTGTGCATCACTTAAAGCTTTATCAATATTTTTCTGTTGCTCAGTAGTATCAGATTCAAGTTTCTCAACCTTAGAAACAGTACTAGATATCGAATTAGCGTTCTGAGTAATCTGAGTCTGTAATTTTTTCTCTAATGCGACATTCTCAGTCTTAGTAGAAAAGTTCTTCTCAACAGTTGTCTGTAATGCTCCAACTTGTTTGCTAATCTCAGTAGTCAAATAAGCTTTAGTACTCTCAGTCTCAACTTTTGTAGAATATGTTTCTTTGATTGTAGCAATTTCGCCAGCTTGTTCTTCTAACTTAGTATTAGCACTTGCAATATTGTCTTTAGCAGTCTTAACTTCTGTCTTCAACTTACTAATATCTTTATTAGCAGCAGTAACAGAGTCTTTAACTTGATTGACTAATTGCTGTGTTTCATCTGATTTATCACTACTTGCTTGAGCTAACTGTTTAGCTTCACCGGCATTTTGAATTGCTGTATTAGCTGCTTCTTGAGCTTTAGCAGATTCAGTTTTAGCCTCATTAGCAAGAGCAGAAGCAACAGAGGAATCTGTAATTGCACTACTAGCTTTTGTCTGTGCATCCTTAGCTTTCTCCATTGCTTGATTAGATTGATTTAAAGCACCATTAGCACTCTCAATTGCTTGATCTTCTTTTCTTGCTGATGGTGGAAATGTAATATTACCAATAACAGTAGCTTGATGGTTAACCACACTAACTAAAACTCTATCCCCAGCTTCAGCATTTACAACCTCAGAGATAGGAGTTAACATGTCAGAACCATCTAACATAACACACTTAGTATTGCCAGCACCTGTAGTAACTGTTCCATGAACATATTGCTTTGGTTCTGGTTTATCGCCAACATCATTAACAACTTTAGCGAATTCTTTTAATAAAGATCTATCCAAGTCCATTTCTCTCACCTCCAAAGTTTAGTAGTATATGTGGCAGTTTCCTGAATAGAACATCCAGTACCACATTTGATTGTTTGAGCAGTAATCTTAGCAATGACATTCTCTAAGCCTGCTCTTTTGTAATTAAGCATCACAGCATCACCAACACGAACTGGATAATAAGAATGAGTGAATGTAACAGTATGTTCCATGCAACTCAAACTCTTAAGCAATTGGTCAGCATAGGAATCAATGATAGCTTGAGTAGGAGTTCCACTAAACTTTGGACTACTATCTCTATGCACAATTTCCCTTCCTCTTACCACAGTAGATATAGGACTGTTCGGATCATCATTCACAACACGAGAATGTAAATGTAGTTTATCAGTAGAATATACAACCTCAACCACATTCGGAATACCGTATAAATCTCTATCATCTTTTAAAGTTGGTAATAAAATTGAGCTGTTATCATCATTGAATTCTTTTACTGGTTGTAGAGATTCAGCTGCAACAATTGGTTCAAATATTACTTGACCTAACTCATCTAGCTTGATTTCGTACTTTGCGTTAGCCACTAAATCAGAAAGAAAAGAGAGCCATGTATCATCTAAATTAGCTACAAAGTTAGAATATAACTTCTCTTCGCTCTTAGCATTGACGATTGGGGCTCTCATATGTTCTCTAAATAGATTACTAGCTAATGGCATTATCTTAGTATCTTTAAGAATAGAATATCCAATAGGCGGATAAGACTCTTTCAACTCCATTAATGGAGTGTAAGCATCAATAGAATATCTTTTTTGCTTACCATTAAACTCAGCAGAAGGAGTCTGTAACAAATATGTACCTAATGGAAACCTTGAAGTAAAGCCATTTTGAATTACTACAAGATACACTCTTACATAGCATTCATCTAAACTTTCTCCAACATTAAAAGAGGCAGAACCTAACGTCTGAACACTAGCATCTCTAGTGATTGAGCAAGATTCCACCTCTGTTAATTGTTTAGTATCTTTCCAAGTCGAAGGGTCAACAACATAGAATTCATAAGTTTGCTGCATTGACTCGTGCCAATCAACTTCATACTTCTGAACTTGTACATTGCCATCTAGACTTAAATCAGGCATGACTAAATCCCTCCTTCAACTCGTTTTACTGTTAATGTTACTGGTATGACAAGACTATCATGTTTGTTAGTAAATGTAACATTGATAAAGGCATTGTAGCCAGTACCGTTTTGTTCTCTAACATACACTGTGCCCATCCAAATTTGTAATCTTCGAAGTGCATAGATTGTCTCCTTATCACTTCTTGGAATCTCACAAGTCCAGCTACCAGTAATACCTTGTTGTGTTCCAAAGTATGCAACAGGACTCTTTCTTCCAATATACTCAACAAGCTCTGTGTCCACATCTGAACTTTCACTTGTATCTGTATTGTAAGGTAATCTGACCATTGAACCATTATAGAAAGGAATCTCTGGAGCAGTTTCAGCTAAAGAACCAAAGCTAGTCCATTCTTCATCCCATTGAATAATAATTCCTGGCTCATTTACTTTAATTGGAGGAATATCTGTAAATCCTATTATATTTGTGTTTTTGTTTCTTGCTACGATTCTATACCTTGCATAGTCCATAGCTGGATGAGGGTCTGTTACTGATACTGATCCATAATTTGGAATCTCAGTAGCAATCTCAGTGAACTCACCATTAAATTCTCTTCTATACACAGCTAATACAACATTGTCATGAATTTCGTAGTTTTCATCATAGCAGAATGGATTAATATAAGCACTTACAGAATCTTTATTAATCGTAATTCTTGCATCTGGATAGAATGAAATCTCTTCCCAACTTACTACAAAGTCAGCACTTGTTGAAGCAGTTAAACCAGAATTCATTGAAGCAGTTACATTAACTTTGTAAGATTGATTGTTTTCTAATATACAATCCTGAGGCATTAATACATGTGTGAGCGTATTCTTAGTAGCTGGAGAGTTCTTAGAAAATATAACTTCACCAGCATTGACTATTACATTTTTGCCTGTTGAATCTTGTGTTCTGTAGCTGTTATTAGCCACAATTGAAATATTAATGTTAATTGCTTCTTGTGTACTTGGACCAGCTTCTACTTTAATTCGATAAGGATATGATGTAAGTGCTGTATTCCCTTCATTCAAAGTTAAAGTTACAACTGGAGGTGCATAAGTATTAATCTTGCGTTGTACTGACCAATCAGAATATTCAAGCGATACACCTCTTGATCTAACACGCCATAATATCTCAGCTCCTTCAGTGTATTTTGAAAGGTCTAAGTCATAAGTGTAAATCTTTGTTTCATTGTCCTTAATCTCTTCTTTTGAAGTATCTAAAGTGACAATATTAGCTTTACCGTTAATGGTTAATTCAATCTGTGCTTCATACTGCTTTGATGCATCTTGGGAGTTGTGAGTCCAATATAATGTCATTGGGTCACCGATAATAGCAGAAGCAGTTAAAGACCATGTCGTTGGAGGTTCCGGTTTTGTACCTACAATTTTGTAAATAATGTCACTCCAACTTGAACTACCTTTTGAATTTACTGCTTGAACACGGAAATAGTATTCATGACCTTGCTCAATTCCAGTGATGATACAGTAATTAGTTTCTGATGTCGCAGACTTTACTTCACTACTTGCATCGAAATATAACTTATTAGTTGCGTATTCAACTTTATAGCTAGTTGCTGTAGTGCATTGATCCCATGATACTCGAACAGACTTAGTTGATTCAATACTGATCTTAACATTCTTTGGAGCAGCAGGAATAGCACCTACTTCACTTGAGTATTGAGACCATTCACCAACGATGTCTTTACCGCCGATTACATTAATTGCTCTACATCTAGCTCTGTATTCTCCACCAGCTTCAATTGGACAAATATAGATTGCTCTAGCTGTCTTAACTTCAACTCTACCAGTCTTGAATACTCTGTCATCCTTAACAACTTCGAACTCAACATAAGAAGCTTTTGCATCTGTAATGTTTTCAATCTTAGCTGTTAGGTTGTACTTTTCAATAGATACAGAAGGAGCAGAAAGTTGTGCTGGAGGCAACTCTGAAACATTCATCTCAACAGTTACTTCTTCACTACTCCAATACGGAACATCCTGATCTCCTGATTTGTAAGTTTTAGCTACTGGCTTAACAGTAACTTTTAATTTTGTAGCATTTGAAGGAACACTATATGTAGCGTTATTCATCTTTACACTTGATGAGCCACCATCAAACCAAACGCCATTTACGCCATAATACCATTGGACCTCATAGTGATCGCCATTACCTGATATCATTACACCTTGGTCTGCCATATAATCCCTCCTTCTATGCTGGTTGTAAATTGCCTACTTTAATAGGACTCATTATTCGGAAGCCTCCAGAATCAGATTCATTGATGACTGCTCTATCACCATTAATTTCTAGAACTTTCCATTTGTAGTTATAGACAAAGGAAGGTATTCCAGCACCGTTGTACCATGTTGAACCTGATTTGACACGAACCCAGCTACCAACAGAAACTGTGCCTCCACCTCCACTTCCTCCAGAACTAGAAGAAGCAGGAGTAGGGTCTTTAAAGTCCCACGATGCATAGACCGTAGACCCTGAAGATCCTTGAAGAGCAATTTTAAGATTTGATACTTTTGCCATATTACACTCTTCCTTCTACTTTTACAGCACGTACTAAATCACTTACTGCATTAGATACATTTGAACCATCATCATATGTAATACCATTGATGTTGTATGTAGGTTTAGCAGACTTAGTAATTGCACGTTTTACATCTCTTAATGCATTAATTACATCTTGATTTGAGTCATTTTGATTTCTACTATTCATTGCTGAATTAATAGCTCCTAAGTTAGCCGCAAGTCCAACAGATGGGTTAAGATTAAGCATTGAAGCAATCTTATCTGCTCCAGCAGAGACATTTGATAGATCTACAACTGGTCTGATTGTTGGATCTGTGTTAATAGAATCTAGATTAAGACTTGCAATTTTATTTAAGGCATTTTCAGTAGTAACAATTGATGTGTCAGCCATCTTTCGAGAAGCAGCTATAACATACTTAGTTCCTCTAACAATACCTTGAGCAAATCCCTCTGGAACACAGATTGCCATACGACGGAATAGTTTAGATGGTGAGTTTACATCTAACTTTTTCTTAGCAGCAGCATAGGCAGCAGCAGCCATATTAACTGCAGCAGCAATTGCTTGACTTTGACCAGCAGCTATACCTGAAGCAAATCCCTCAGCACAAGACAAACCTGCAGATCTAAAAGATGATGATATACCTTTAGCACTTGAAGCTGCTGATTTAGCCATAGATCTAGCAGCTGTCTTAGCACCACTTGCACCAGACTTGATTCCAGATGCAAATGATTTAGCACACTTAGTACCTGCACTCTTAAATGCACTTGTACTAATACCAGAGGCTGCACTTTTCATGGCTTTGTTAACTGCATCAGTAATACTTCCAGAGTTGTTACTAATTCCAGTTCCAATATTACTCATTAGGTCTTTACCGACTGTATCCATACTCTTAACTGAATCTTTCAAAGGTTTGACAATGTTACTTTTGATAGTATCTCCAACACCTTTCAACGACTGAGAGTTTGTTGAGAATGTTCCAAATGAAGTTCCTAGAGTGTCTAATCCACTTGCAATATTTTGTAAGTCAACTCCATTTAGTTTAACAATAGCATCAGCTAGAGAATTCATCCCCTCTCCAGTACTAGCTAAGTTTGTGACATTCATGAACTTGTTTAAGTTAGTAGCAATGTCACCTAAATTAATTGCAAAGTTTTCAGGAATAGTAACACTAACCATTTTGACGATTCCGTCAGCGAATGTATTAAATGCAGGCCCCATAGCAGCTAAGATACCGGAAGCTTGAGCAGTACTATTAAATTGTGTCATTGCATCTGACAGAGATTTCATTTTTTCACCAAAGTCTTCTGGAATTTGAACTTCTACCATCTTATGAATTCCATCAGCAAATGGTACAAGAGCTTCTGATACAGTAGCAATAGCGTTTGCACCACTACCACCCCAGTTAAAGGCTTTAATTGCACTACCAATACTTGCTAGTTTCTCGCCTAAGTCATCTGGAATATAACCAGTACATAATGCATCAATACCTTGTGCAAATTTCTTTAATGATGGAGCTACTTCTGAGATTACTCCTGCACCACTGCTTCCAAATGTAAATGCTTTAATACCAGATGCAATCGTACTTAACTTATCGCCTAAATTATCAGGAATGTAACCTGTGCTTAGCTCTTGTACACCTTGAGCAAACTTCTTAAGGTTTGGAGCAACAGTTGCAATAGCACCAGCACCTAAACCACCTAAAGTGAAGGCTTTAACTCCGTCAGCAATAGTACTTAGCTTATCTCCAATATTGTCTGGAATGTAGCCTGTGCAGAGAGCATCAACTCCCTCAGCAAAGTCTTTCATAGAGCCACCAAGAATTGCAATTGTTCCTGCTCCTAACCCATCAAAAGTAAAGGCTGCAACTCCACCTGCAATTTTAGCTAGACTTGAGCCTAGGTTATCTGGTACTTGAACATCTTTCCATTTAAGCATTGCATCTGCTAGTGCACTTAATGCAACTGCTGCAACACGAAGGCTTGTTGCACCGGCACCTGATAAGGTATTCAGTAATGCACCGATTGCTGTTTCGCCCATAGCAAGACCCATTGCTGTTAATCCTCTGTTAATAGAATCCCAATCCATAGATCCGAATTTCTGCAGTGCTTCAGCTAGGTCTCCTAAAGCTTTGACACCCACATCTAGTGAAACTGCCCCTAGCAAGCCAACGAAACCTTCAATACCAGAAATAAAATTTGCTCCAGCCATAATTGCTAAAGCGTAACCCATTCCTACTAATCCTGTATTAATTTCATCCCAACTCATTGAACCAAATTGTTGTAATGCATCAGCTAAATCTCCTAAGCACTTAACTCCTACATCCAAAGAAATAGCTCCTAGTAATCCAGAGAATCCAGCAAGGCTACCAAGCAATCCTTCAATTACAGCCAATTCAGTTAAAGCTCCACCCATGGCCTTAAGACCGTTCTCTGCTTCTTCTGGTTTGAGACTTGCAAACATCTCAAATGATTCAGCTAGTTCAGTCATGCTTGACATAACCATTTTGAGGCTAACTGCACCTAGTAAGCCCCAACCTTTTGTAACCTCACCTAGAATCCCAGTGATACCTGCAACAATTGTTAAGCAACCAGCTAAATTCATTAGCCCAGTGATACTTTCACCTACACTAAAACCGGCAAATCTAGCAAATGCTTCGGCTAATTCTTGAAGTGAGCTAATAACCAATTTTAAACTTCCTGCTGAAAGTAATGAGCCAAATCCGCTTGACTTACCTAGTTGTAGAACCTTAATTGATGCAACAACTTCAGCAAGAGCAGCACCCATACCAACAGAAGCACTCTTGATTGATTCCCAGTTCATAGATCCAAAGTCTTTGAATGCACTAGCAATCTTCTTAAGTGAACTTGCTACTAAAACAAGACTAGCAGCACCACTCACAGCAGACTTACCAAATGCACCGTTCTTTCCTTCCATCTCTAGAACCTTGACTGCAGCTACTATTTCAGCAAGAGCAGCGCCCATACCAATAGAAGCTCTACCAATTTCATCCCATGACATATCAGAAAACATCTTCATAGCTTTTGCCAGAACTTTGCATGTTTCAGCAACAATTAATAATGAAGCAGCTGCCTTAATTGGAACTTTAACTCCAGAAATTTCTTTTAAAGAAGTTGTTAGAATCTTCATTCCTGCCCAGATGCCAGCAATTGATTGAGCTAAATCAGTAACTTTTAGTCCTGCTAATCTCTGCATAGCTTTTGACAGAATATTCATTGCCTCTGCTAAAGCAATAAGAGTAAGACTACTCTTCACAAGACCTCTAGTTTTCTTCTTACCATCAATGGCACTAAGAATGTTATTGAATGCCTTACCTAGAATAACTGAAGCAGCTAACAAACCACCTGATCCAGAAATCAATTTATCAATTGGCACTTCTGATAGATTTCTTAGAGCACTAGCTAATATAGCAATGGAAGCAGCCACAAGAACTAGTTGACCAACTTTTAAAGTCTTAGTAAATTCGTTTAATGAGTTCTTAGCAGATATAAGTGTTTTTGTTAACTGCGCACCAATATCACCCATCTTACCTTGTTCAGCATTTTGTCTAAATAAAGCAAGCAACCTGCTTCCTTCCCAGAAAATATTAGCAATAGCAGTAGTTAGTTTTTGTAATATGCCAATGAAGCCACCAGCAGCTAAGCCTTTCATAATATCAGTTACAGTTAAGTTACTTCTAATCCACTCCATACCTTTTCCAATGACATCTTTAAGTTTTCCAAAAATATCACTAACTTTAGATACCACTCCATCAGCACTACCAGATATAGTTTTGATAAGGCTGCCAATAGTTTGGGCAATTGTATCAAATATACCGACAATGCAATCAGTTTTAACATTCTTATTAATAGCAGTAAAGAAATCACCTACTGCAGAAGTTAAAGTTAAAAATAACTCGCCTAGGCCAGATACTGTTCCGGACGAGAATATACTTGTGATAAAATTTCCTAATGTTGACAGAGCTTTTTTAGCTAAATCAACTACAGAAAATAACCCCTTAAATGTTCTAGTTAATTTATCTACTGCACCATCAGATAAAACAAGACTCTCAGAAATCTTTTGTAGACCTGTTAAGAATCCATCCAATTTCAAAGTCTGTTTGCCGAAAATATCACTAAATGCAGTCTTGAAAGCAGAACCTACTTGGCCAATCACCTTAGCTAAGTTAGATAAAATATCAGCCATCTTTCCAACGTTACTAGTCTTATCTTTTAAGTCAAACTTAGACCAGTCAGATTTAGTAATCTTATCAGTGACTCCTTGAATTACAGAACCTACTGCTTCACCCCACTTCTTCATATAGTTAACAGTATTCTCAGTTCCATCACCAACTAATAATGTTTTAACTGCATTAATCTTTTCGCGAATTGCATTGAAGAAATTTACAAATGGACCACTTTCCTTGATTAATGGAGTTACAAATTCAGCACCAATCTTAGCTAATGCGGCTCGAATATTTGCCATTGAACCTTCAAATGTCTTATTGGCTTCCTTTGCATGAGCACCAAATGCCCAGTCCATAGCATCTGCAAAGGTTTGGAAGTCAATTTTACCTTTGGTAACCATGTCACGAATTGATGCTTCTGTTGTTGTAGTTTGTCCTTTTACTTCTTGAAAATATTTAGCCATAGTTGAAGCTACGTTCATACCTCTTGCTGAGAATTGAAGTAACTGGTCACCCATCAACTTGCCTTGACCTGCAACCTGTGTATAAATACGACCAATATCTTCATAAGAACTGTTAGACATCGCAGCTAAACCAGATACACCTCGCAATGCTGCTTTCATACCGTCACCAGCACGCATACCAGAAGCAGCTAACTGAGCAGCAACTGAAGCGGCAGCATCTAAAGAATATGCAGTATCTGATACACCATAGTTAACATCTTCCATAATATCAGCTACAGCTTTTTCATCATTAAGTAAACCACGCATTGTGAACTTGGCTTGCTCAATCTTCATAGCACGAGAAATACCACCTTGAATAACTCCATTTGTCAAGAAATTCAAAGTTTTACTACTCAATTCCATCATCTTAGTTGTAATATTACTAATCGCAGTGGCACCAATAATACCCATAGTTGAAAATCGTTGCTCTAAAGCAGCTACAGAACTAGCAATTCCTTCTAGACTTGCAGGTGTATTTTTAGCTGTATTTTGTACTTTCTCTAAACCAGTACTAGCTCCAGAGAGATTAAGTTTGGCTTTTAATCTGTCTAAAGTAGTCATAGTAGTTGAAACATTTGACTCGAAATTACGATTATCAAACTCTAATGACACGACTCTATCGTCAATTACGTTGCTCATAACTTAGTCACCTCCTGGCATAGTCTTTCTACTACATCATCAAAAAAAGGTTGAGCAGCAGGATTGATGTAATCTCTTCCTTCTACCCAACCACCAGTACCAGTGCCATGTCCGTATTGCAGAATAATAGCAATAGGTACTCCTTTGTTGATGTGTGTATTAATAAATCTCAATTCTATTCGACCATTCCTATCAATAATCTTGTAATCCCAAGAGTAAGCAGTCTCACCAGTTCGAATTGGAGTTGCCGCTGATAAAGCATTGACTCCTTGATGAGCATATGACTCTAGGACTCTCTTGAACTCGGCTTTCTTTAAGCCTGATAAGTACTTTGTTGTTTTAGAATAGTCACCTTTACTTTTTAGCTTAAATCCCATAACATCACCTTATCCTTTTGTATGTAATTTAGCTTTTCGTTGTGCATTTAATGCTCTATTTCTTTCCATAATCTCTTCCTTACTCATCTTCTTAGGAGGAGTATTCTTGTCATTGCAGATTCGAATCAAAGTAAGCAGTCTTTCTAGATGCCACTTTTCACATTCAAATGGAATATTTAGAGCAATCATCCAATAGTAAATTAATTCTGATGTAATAAACTCTCCTTGACGTGCTTGGTGTTTACTTGATAAGGAAGTGAACGTAGTTGCAGTCATAGGGTCTTCAATGTAGTTATTAATGTCGTCAATATTCTTATTGGAAAGGTGATTGTAAATATCATCAGTTCCTTGTTTACTGACGGTCATGCATTTTATATAATCGAGAATCTCTTCAGGCGTTTTCTTACCTTCTCTTAAGAATGGTTTATGCCATTTTGACTCCCACTTAGAAAGGGAGACAAGAGAATGCTCAAGAACAAGCTTTCCTCCAGGAATTGTCAAGAATTCCTCTTTCCTAGAATCCCAGCCTTCAATTGGTTCGACAATAATTTCTAGCATTTAACTACCTCCCTTGTTGTTTTCTAAATTAAGCTTGTGGCTTCACGTCATCTACTAAGCTATCTAGATCAGGTGGTAGGATTCCTGCAACAAATTCAGAAGCACTGTTGTCATTAGTTGCTAATTCCATGAATAGTTTTGAGTACGCTTCAGTTTGAGCAAAGTCATCAAATACTTCTTCATTCTTAACAAACTTACGACCATCAGAACTCTTAACACCATAAGAAGCCTTGATTAATTTCTTGAATTCTTTAATCAATGATGGTTGATCTTGTGCTTTGATAATGTTTTCAAGCATTGCATCGAATCCGCCTACTGTACCTAATTGCATTTCAACAACTTCTGCTTTTGTTAAGTTGAAGTAAAAATCTTCAGTACGTTCAGTTCCATTAAAATCTGTATAAGTAATAGTTTTCTTTAACATAAATTTGATCTCCTTTATTAATTTCTAAAAACAAAAAAAGAAGAGGCATTGACCATAATGTGGTATACCTCTTGTTAATCATTACGCAGCTACTGAAGTAAAGATAGTTTTTAATTCAGCAGGTAAAGGTAAATGAGGTTCAGTAGATTCTGTTCCGTAAAGAGCGTCTTCTAATTTCTTTAATTCCTCAGGTTTACATTTAGTACTGTCAATAGTAATATGAGCAGTTGGTTTCTTCATACCTTCTACTTCTACTGGAACACATGTTGCTTCCCATGAGAACTCAATAGCTTCTGGGTCATTGTTAGTAGTTTTGTAGTCTTTTGATGAAGGTGAAGCTGTAGCTCCGTATACCAAGTGAATAATATAACCATGTGAAGTACCTTCAGTATCATTGCCTTTTAAAGTTACATATGACAATCCGAATGTCTTACGAGGTTGCTGTCCAACCATCACACCTTGTGCTAATTGAACTGAACCATCACATTCTTCAAATTCATCAGGGTAAGTGTATGCAGTAATAGTTGCTGCGAATTCTTCATCAGAAATAAGGTTTAAGTATTTCTTGTCGTTAGCATATAGAGGTGTTGCTTCTGCTCCAGATGGATTTTGAGAAACACCAGTTAATCCATTCCATGCTGCGCCTTTTGGATAAGCTCCATCAGCACATGGATAAAGAACACCTTTTTCGGTACCAGTTTCATAGACTCTCTCGCCTGTCTGGTCCCAAACTAATTTTTTAGTTTCAGCCATTATTGTATCCTCCTATTAATAGTAAAGTTTGAACACTGTCTGATTAAGGTTATCTGATTCGAACTTTCTAGAGAATCGACAAAGGGGGAAATGTGCGATTTTATCTGGAATTTCACTATCAGGGTCCTTATCAATTACAGTTACATCATATGCATGCCTTAATAAATACACTTTATCATTGGCGTGACTTGGGTCTATACCACTTAGAGAGTAGACAATAGCTGGATACTTCATTTGTATGTTTTTTGGAGGTTGGAAATATACGTTTCTACTTCCTAACACTTCCACTAGTTTTTCATGTAACTCTAGTCTACTGCTACTCATTGTAAATTCCTCCAAGTGATAAAACTAAACGTGGGAATTTAACAGAAATGTTTTCCACTTTCCATTTAACCCCCATGTAAGTTACGTATTTCATGGCAAAATAATGTTTGTTAGCAAATGGATCAGACACAATACTAATCTCATCGCTAACATTAACATTGTCATTAATACTGGTTCCATTTGTAGTTCGTATACGTCTTGAATTTACTTCTCCATAATAAAAACGGCGCTCTATCGTATCAGTGTATACTCCAGGTGCCGTCTCCTTACTGATTGCAAATCCAATCTCTCCATAAAATTTTGCCATTTTGAATCTCCTGACTAAGCAGCTACTGCAGAACCAACTTTGTAAGCTAAAGTGATAGCTGAGTATGGTTTAACCAATGCTCCTGAGCAACGAGTTTCAATCAAGTATTTCTGTTGGTTGTAGTCAATATCGAAGTCATCAAACATGTTGATTTCTCCACCTTTATCTGCACCAACGTTGTAGTCAACTAAGTTAACTACGATACCTGCAACTTCTTTTTGGTCTTTATCTTTAAAGCCTTCCATTACTTCAACTGTAACAATTTCTTTAACACGTAAAGTAGTTGCTAATTCAGCTTCAGTCTTGTAAAGTTTGTGACCGATTTTGTCTTCCAATAATAAACATTCAGTTACTAAATCTTCAGTAGTAAATAATGTTGGATTACCTGAACCTTTGTAGTCTTTACGGCTACGGATTACAGAGTCAATGAATGCTTTAGCTTTATCAGCTCCAGTTGCACCAGTAGCAACATTAACATCTGCTTTGATATTGTATAAATCTTCATCTAAAGCAATTGGACGAATGTTATCAGTTTTGATGTGGTCATCATCTGAAGCTAAACGTCCGTCACCGATTAAGATTGCACGTGCAATTTCCTCATCCAACATCATACGCATTTCAGATTTTAACCATGCAATTACATCGAAATCTGTAATGTCGATTACATCATCTCGGTCCATCTTTTGTTTCTTATAGATAGTTGTAGGACTTGTAGTACGTTTCAATAAGCTGAATACTTCTTCTTTCTTCATCTTTCCTTTGATGTAACCTTTAGCACGTGCTTCATCTGCAGTAATATCTGCAAACATTGATTTAATACGTGAGAATGGTGTGTGGTGAACTCCACTCATAACTTTTTGTACCCATCCCATTTCACGTTGGATAAATTCTGGTTTATCAGTGAAATTCTTAGCATCTGGGAATAAGTAATCGATGTTTTTAATTCCATATTCGTCAGCGTGTGCTAAGAAGCTTTCACGCAAACTTCCTTGGCGTTTTGCATCTTTGATGATTACTTCCATTCCAGTGTGGATTAAAGCGTCATTTTCTTCATTCATTTCGTTGTCAAATACATTGTGTTTCATCTCTTCTTCCTCCTCGTTTGCAGAGCCTTCGCCCTTTTGTGCATCTTCTAATGCTTGGCCAATTAAGGCATAAACAATTGTTTTTTGTTCTTCATTCAATGAGTCAAAGATTTCCTTAATTGTTTTGTCGTCGTTAGGTGCACTCATTTCCTTAGTCTCCTTTTCTTCTTTTGCATCAGTTTTTACTTCTGCTTTTGTTTCTTTCTTCTCTTCTGGTTGAGAATCACTGTGGTACAATTCAATGCTGTCTGAATCTTCATGAATGTTAATAATTGCTGCTTCATCTGATTCGTCAGAGTGAGCTAGGATTGTATCAATGTATGCTCCTGGATTTGCACCAGCTAGAACCAAGCTAACTTCACGGATTGCACCATGTAATACATCTCCTCCGTTTTGTTTTAATTGGTTCGCATAAATTGATAAGTGCTTAACATCATGATTTTTCACTAACTCTTTTGCCAATTTTCCAGATGGTGAATCATTGAATTTTCCGTATGCATAGACTCCTGAATCTTCATTCTTAAGCATTGCATGCCCTAAAACGTTATCGGGGTCATCGTGCAAGTGATTCCATACCAGAGGAACTTCAATGCCATCGCAATCAGCGAAAGCATTCTTACGAATGGTTCTACCGTCAGAGCATTTAATGTCATTACGAGTAGCCCATCCACCAAAATCAAATTTTTCCATTTTGACGGTTCCTCCTTCTAAAAAGCAAAAAAAAAAACAGTTCTTGTTCATTTGAATATCGCTAGTGTTTTTCTACGCTATTTTGTCTATAGATTTAACTAGTCGATTCTTCTCCTGAAAATTCACTGTTTGTCTCGTCTGCTTGACCTCCATTTAATCTCTCTTCTACTTCAGCGTTTGATTGACTAATGTTACTGTTCACTAATTCATCTGCCTTTGGATCGGAAGATGGTTTCATTCCAATAATCTGACGAATTTCGTTAGACGTTAGAATTTCATTTCGAGTGAACTTGTCAGCAATCTCAGCAATGTCATTAACTGGCACTAGGTTAAATGGATTTCTGAAGTATTCGATAGACTGCATTTGAGTTCTAGCAGTTTTTGTTAAAAATTTTCTTCTAAATTCATCTGCTATAGCCGCAATGATAGGCTCTACACTACGGTTGTAATAGTTAAGCATTGTCTTTTCATCGGCAGTACCATCCATTACAGCTTGCGTAATTCCTAGTTGACTGTATAGCATGTTTGTTAAATATTCGATTTGGCTCATTAAGTTGTTATCTACTGAACGGTTAAGTTGCGTAATTTTCTCAGTTCCATCGGTATATGCAATACCATACTTAGAACCGGCTAACTGCATTTCAATGTCCTTACGCCTCTTCTCAGCTTGCTTTCTTCGAGCATCTGATTTAATGACATATGGTAATTGAATAATCATGTCTAGTTTTCCTGCTCCACTTTGTTCATCAATTACATCTAATAGATTTAACTTACGAATCAATCGTTGTAATGTTGAGTTTGGTTGATTAATAATCTCGTATAGCGGATTCTCAACAATAGCCACCATACTTTTTGGTAGAGTCACATCTTCATGTCTACCAGTCTTCTCGTTATATAGATTCACACGTACATGTTCCGGATACCACTCTACAATCTTTCCGGTTCTCAACTTTTCAATGTCAATAGAACCAGTTTTAGTAGGATCAAATTTTGTATCTGTAGGAACAATGGCCACTACGCCTTCGTCTAATAGAGACATGACAATATCTTTCTTTAGTTGTCTACCAGTTTGGTCAATGTTAGCTTCTAAAGTAAGACAATTATTAAGACCACTGTTAATATCTGATAAATATCTACCATTCTCATCTAGCTTTACATGTCGAATATCAATCTGCGAACAATCAATTGCGATTCGCGTAAATACTGATGAAACTATAGATTTCTCATTACCATTTCGTAGTCTCGTTCTGAATGGTTGATAAGAATATCCTCCATAGTCAGGACGATAAGTTGGGGCTCTATTAAAAAAAGCGTTCCAGGCATGTGCTAACCTAGAACTAATTGAATTTTCCATTTTGACGGCTCCTATTTATTAGCATTAAAATCTTTCTTTAAATGCTCTTCAGACCACTTTCGGTTCATATAAATTGTGCCAACATTTGCAATTGCTTGTGTTGCAGCTAATCCAATTACAAGACCACCAACAGCATTCATTGCAAGTGAAGCACCTTTTTTTCCTAGCCCAAGATTTTTCATAGCTGATACAGTAGATAATGTTATTGCCGTTCCTTCAACAATTGGAGCCACATACGAACGGCTTCCATAGCCTCTTTGAATTTGTTCCATAGAATCATTGTATTTTTTATTTGCGGCCTTAACATCAGTTTTATATTGCTTCTTTGAATTAGCCCAGTCATTTCTAGCCTTATTGTCGGCAGCTGCTAATTTCTTACTATCTTTAGTAGACATTAGTTGTCCCTTTTTATAGGAACTTTCTATATTTCTTTCTGTACTATCATAGTGATTCTGTATAGCTACATCTCTTGATTTTCTATTTTGTTTGGCCGTTTTAATTGCAGCTCGTCTATCTTTACGAACTCCCCATTTCATTCCTAGAACACCATGGTGCTGTAAAGTTGGAGTGTTTGTATTTACTGCATAATATTCCATGTATATTCCTCCTATTTCATTGATCTTATCAGTGCAATAGTAGCAATGATTGACCCACTAATCCCTGCAACACCTCCAACAATATCAAGAACATTATCTACGTAGTCAAATCCTGTTCGTTTGTCTTTTGAAGATAATTCGTTGTATCGTCTTTCTAAGTCCATGCGATTAATTGCACTTTTTAATTCTGCATCAGTCATGTGACTTAAATCAGGTGATGTTGATTTTTTCATGTTTCTAGCAGCTCTACTAATTTGTCTTCCATTATCAGTAGCACTTCTAGTATTTTTCATAATCTTTTCGCCTGGCGAAATTTTATCTTTATCTTTTCCATCTTTAATAGTTCTATCAAAATATCCAGAATCACCAATAGCCTTGGCTCTCGCTCTAGCCCCTTTGATTCTTGAACCATCTTTATTCTGGTATCTTCTGACTCCCCATTTCTGGCCTAATACACCATGATGGTATAGTTCATCATACATTGAGTAGCACCTTCTTTCGTGTTAAAATATAAACATTAAAGGAGATTCACATATGCAAATTCCTAAAGTAAATGTACCTGCACAAATTGACAAAATTAAATCAATCTCGCAGGAAGACTTAATTAAAGCTATAAATACTTGCTATGATAAAACCATGCAAGGATTACCTGGAGTAAAATCTAGTTATGAATTAGCTAATGAATATTTAGCCAAATATCACAATCCTAAGACTGCAGCTGAAAAACTAATTAATTCTCAAGTTAAAAAATGCACCACATCTGGATTTGTTACCGGATTAGGTGGGTTATTAACTATGGCAGTAGCAATCCCTGCAGATTTAACTGCTTGTATCTTTGTTCAACTCCAAATGATTTCTGCTATTGCAGTACTTGGTGGATATGATCCAAAAGATGATGAAGTTCGTACAGTTGCATACATTTGTCTTACCGGTGAAAGTGTAGCTGAAGCACTTAATAAAATGGGGGTTAAGATTAGCCAGAAAGTTGGAACCAAATTAATTGATAAAATACCAGGAACATTATTAGTTAAAGTCAACCAAAAACTTGGAGGTAGAATTATCACTAAATTCGGTTCAACCGGTGCTATTAATCTCTGTGATTTTATTCCAGTTGTTGGCGGAGTAATAGGTGGTGGATTCAATTATGCTACTACCAGAAAAATTGGAAAAATAGCCACAAAAGAATTCCTAAAATAATTATTCAAATGCATCTGGATTTCGTTTGAAAGCAACCAATGCATCTATTAAGGCAGCGACAGGGTCAATCTTCTCGTCATGCCTTTTTTTTAATAATTTCCTATTACCATTTGTATCTTCAATAGTGATACAATTTCCCATCGCAAATCCAAATAATTGTTCATCAAAGATTAGAAGTCTTTCTTCTGAAATCTTCTTAATCTCACCTAATGGAACTGACTCTGTACGAGCTCCTTGTTGTACTTTCTCAACTCCAAATGGACCGTTTTCTGTCACCCATCTTTGAACAAATGCTTCTGCATTATATGGGTCAAATCCAAATGTTCTTACATCATACTCTTGTTGAAGGATGAATTGATCTAAATCTTCATAGACCTCCATCATATCCAAAGTTGTTCCTTCCATGACAGCCAAACTTCCTTCTTTAATAAAATCTTCATACTTCATTCGCATTGCTGGATGCAACTTATTAAAGGTTAATGAAGAAATATAGTTTCTTGTCTTAACGCCAAATCCTCCATTAGATAATGGGAACAAGAACGTAAAGGCACAGAAGTCATCACCTCTTGAAAGATCTGCACCCAGACTACAAGGCATCTTCCAAAAGCTTCTCTTCCTATGTGGTATAGTTTCATCATAGGTAAAAAAATAGGTATACCCTTCCATAGGTATACCAAATCGTTTTGCTAAAATATCGTTTCTCGCAGCTGGTGTTTTTTCAGCTCGCTCAACATCTAATTGAATTGTTTCATAGGTTACTGTTTTACCAGTGTTAGGATTTGCCTTAAGCCACATCTCAGGAATTCCAACTTCATCCAATGAATCGAGTTTATACCACCAGATTGAAACGTGTGGGTTAATGTACTCACCTCTTAGAATCTGTTCTAATTCCATTTTGACGCTATCGCCTACTCCATTACGAACTGTACCTTCTGAACTAGTTGCAATAATTAGATAGTCGTCCAATTTAGATGCACCTTGCTCAATTGCCCCAACTACATCTTCTCTAATGTCTCCAGATAACCATTCATCAACTGTGGCTAATTTACATCTTAATCCTTGTAACGAGTCAATACTCATAGCTCTGACTTCAAGCAAACTACCAGTTAGAAAGTTTTCAATACCTTTCTTAGTAGAGCATAATTTCTGTCTATTTGCTCTTGAGCCAGTTGTGTTCTGCAATGAACCTTGAGTTAAGAATTTAAACAAAGGTCCTCTAGCTCTTGTGATTGCTGTTTTTAATGGGGACATGGTTTCCTCAGCTTGCTTCATTGTAGGAGCTGTAGCTACTTGATGTGTTGTGGAGGGGTCTACATTAAGCTCATATCCATGCATGCTTGAAGCATACAATGATTTAGCAGCACCTCGACCAACAATCAAATACTGTTTATTAATTAGACGTTTCTTAATTGTCTTTTGAACATAGTGACCACCATGTCCATCCTCATTAGGTTCATACACACTACGTTCGACATAGTAGTACCAACCCCATACTTGCTCACCCCATAGTTTAAATGAATCTAGCAAGTTTAAATCTGAACCATCAGTTAGAACTAATTCATTCTCACAGAATTTAATCCATCCCTCGACAGCTTTATCATCATAATAATATTTAGGACTGGCAATCAATGCATCAATCCTATTCATTTCCATAGATACTTGTTTACATACAGGTATTTCTCCTCGGATAACGGCATCTCTAAATCTGCCGTAATACTTTGGAACAGCAGTGTTAGATAATGCCATTTAATCACCTTCTTATAAAAAAATTAGAGACAATTAAAGTGCCTCTAATTCCTCTTTTGTGTAACTAGGTAAATGATTAGGTATTTCAATTAATTCATTTCCAACATTTGTATCAATTACTTCACCAGTTTCTTTTACGACTAATGTAACATCAAGTGGAAAATAGTCTGGTTCCTTAGCCAAATATTTATACTTGTGCTCATCCATTACATCAAACAAATATGCTTTTGGATACTCACATCCTCCATCAATAATTTTGTCAGGATGTGCTTTCTTACATAATTCATAAGCTTGTTTTATATTCATAAATATTTTTCTCCTTTATCTATTCAACAAAATCAGTAAGTCTTGAAAGTATATCTTCTGGAATTCCTTCATTAGTATTAACGAATCTAGCAAATGATATTTCTTTTGACTTATTTAGTAACTTGTCATAATACAATCTAATATACTTATCATCAACCCCAGGTTGTGTATCAAAGAAAGACACAACTCCATCATTTAATTTCCAGTTAAATGTATGTCCTCCGTATTGACCAGTCTTTACATTTAAAACTTCACATGATATCGCACCGGCATCACCATCTTTATAATTTTTAATGATTTTATTAGTAAGCTTATTAAAGTCTCCATTCCTTGGTATTCTTCTAACTTGTGTATCATCTGTTGGATCAAGGTTAAATATTCGGCATAAATCATTAAATGGAAACCCTTTTTTATTTCTTGTATCAGGTCTTGCAGTAACATCATAACCACAGAGTCTAGATATAGCTCCAACAACACAATTATAGCAATTATTATGCTCTCCTGATGGGTTTACGCTACGTAATACAGAATCCAAGTCATCAGGTTTATTCATCTTTTTAAATACAGATTCTGTGTCGGGTAGCTCAACATCACCAACTACCATTCCAGTACTTGATTTTCCTTTATGAATCAATCCATTTAACTTACCTGTTTTATAAAGATACATTCCACCTATAACAACTACTGCAGTTGCTGTTGCGGCTACACCTATTTTAATAGCCTTCTTTTGCTTATCTGTCAAGTTAAATTTCTTATTCTCACCAGTAGGATTACTAGATGAAATCTTTCTAGTTTGTTTAATTTCTTTCTTTGCCTCTACACTCCAACCATTAGCTCCATGTTTCTTTTCTCTCTGAGAATGAGCACCTCCACTTAAAGGATAAGGAGGCCCATTACGCTTACCCCATCGTTGGCCTAAGATTCCATGATGGTATAATTCATCAGAAGTATTAATTCTGTAACCCACCATGATAATCCACCTCCGAACAAATGCGCCATTCATACTCATTAATCATTGCTTTGTAACTATCTAATGCTGAACCAGTTGGTGGGTCAAACTCTAGTCTAGTCTTCAAATATAGCCATGACTTGATTGCATTAAGTAATGGTCCATCTTTCATTAAGTCAGTCCATAATGTTGACTCATCTGTAACAGAAAATGTCTTTGCACTTTCGATTCCCATCTGACCTAATGCAAGAAAGTTACTATTAATGAATAGAATCAAGTCTGAATCAAATGCACTATCCCAATTAGAGACACCACTGCACTTCTTGATAGACTCTAAGATACTATTCATGTCGATGTTGATGTTGCTCTCATCCATGTACCTGTCCTCCATTCTATTTCCAAGGACATGTGTCACCTGGAACTCTTCCTATAACCTTACTGTTTAACTGGCTTAGATTCCCGTAATGTATAGCCTTGTGGGTGTCATAAGTGCAAGCTATAACATTCTCTAAATCAAACAGTGTAGGTGACCTATTAATTACATCTGCTTTAGTCAATGGATTGATATGGTGAATATAGATCTTACCTTGTATTGGTAAGTCTGGTATTCCTAAATCACATCCATTGTCACGAGTAATCACCTTGTGCCTAAAGCTTCTCCATTCAGGAGAGTGATAAAAAATTTGGTTCAAATATCTACTAGAGCCAAAAGTTTCATTGCCTACTTCGTTTGGTGTCCATAGATAGTTGAACCGTTCTTCAAAAGTTTTAAGTTTAATTAACTCAGAATATGACCTACTCATCTCCACGATACTCCGTCATAGCCTTGATAGCTTCAGTAAATAAACTTTCAATCTCTTTACCAGATTGAATAGCTTCAGTCTTAGCTTTTAGTAGTGCATTCTCAGATGCTAACTTTTCCAACTCCAACTGAGCTTGTACTGTACCTAATTTTAAGAAGTGAGTAACTACTTGAGATGAAGCTGTTCGGTTTCTAAGCTGTTCCTCTGCCATATCAATAGCATAACCAATCATTCTATTCTGTCTTTCCTCTGCACTAAGAGCTGCAGTTGGTGATTCCTCAGAAATATCAATGACTTTGTTAGACTTTCTGCCCATAGTAATCCCACCTTTCTTGAGTTGTTGTGTAAATATCACATAGTTCACATAACTTTAATGACAGTTCCTGAGCACTTTTGTTAGGCGTTGAAGAACTGAAAACGGCTTAAATTAAGAGAGGATAACAACACTATAAAGGAGTAAATAATGTGACCAACCACTACCCAGAACCTGTCATTAAAACTATGCGAACTCAAATATCAATCTTACCCCCGGAGAATTTCCGAAGACCGGCGCGATGCAGGAGGGGGTGGTTAAATTTTGGACCCCCCTCTATGCTTTTTATATTGAGACTAGTGCTCTCGCGCTTGTTTTTTATTTCTTTTCTACTTTTTTGTAGATTTTTAAAGGATTTAGTCGAATAATTTCATCAATTGCTTCATTAATTCTTGCTTCTTGTTCTTCTTCAGTGAAGTAATCAGAAACATTGGCAATTCTTTGTAAGTATTGACAAGAATTGTAACCTTTTAAAACATCAAACTCATACCAATTTGTAAATTCAGTGAAAGGATCAAAAGGATTGTCAATTGTTGTTAACATTACTTTCATAATTAAGCTCCTTTCAAATACTTTGTAACAGTTGCTGTTGAAATACCCATCATTTCAGCAATCTGTGCTGTTGTGTAATTAGAGTTAGACAGTGACTTAATTCTTGCAATCTTTGCATTACTTAAAGTCTTTTGACTTTTTGGTGTTGCTAAATCTCTTAAAACATCAATGTCAGCATTACTAAGAATCTTACTTAAAGTATTCTCAGAAACAGCTCCTGCTTGAATAGCTTCCCATTCTTTAGCAGTGATGTCTATGTTTCTTTCAGAACGTGTGCTTGTTCCTAACTCTTTTCTATACTTTTCAATAGTTTTTTGTGATGTCTTCTTAACATCAGACTTATCAATTAAGCCCTCTGCTTTCTTACGATTTAATTCTGCTTGGGTTAGACGTTGTGCTTGTCTCTCCTTAGTTGCATTAAGTAAAGCAGTATTAAGCTTAGTGCTAAGGCTTGCTACCTCTTTAGAATATGCTTTGGCGGCATCCTTATTGTATTTAATGCTACCCGCCGTCATCATAGACTTACGGGCCTCATTCCCCATACTCTTCATAGAGGAGGCATACTGGGCATACAACATCTCCATGGGGTGCTGTGCCTTAGACACTAGAGAATATGGGTCATCAGTATCTGCCATCTTTGTAGTACGTTCTAATCTAGTCTTAGTCTTGTATACAATAGTTCCATCCTTATTAGTGATGGTCTTATCAAATACTTGTTTACCACTCTTAAGAGTTACTGTACGAACTGGTTCATACTTCTCTCTTTGTGCCTTGTCAGTTGGGTCATAAGTAACCTTTCCTCCATCAGCAGTACGAAGTGTAATCTTACCAGTATTAGGATCTCTCTTACGTTCAGGATAATATAGATCATCAGCCTTCTTATAAATAAAAGCACCTTCTGGTTTAGTTGGATCGTAATATGATTTACCCTTCATATTAACTCTTGGAGTACCTTGAGTCTTCTCTACTGACTTCTGACTCTTGGCTTTAGATAATATAGTAGAAGCTCCTCCACCATTCTGGTATTCTTTCTTTAATGCATCAATATTGTTGTCCACATATGATTGCTTGTAGTCCAATTTATGTTTCTCTGCATCAATAACAACCATTGAATGTCTTACAGCTCTTGCTAATTCATCAGGCTTAGCATTACCGATAGTCATATCAGTAATAAGGTTAGAGATAATTCCCATCTCAGTCTGAGTGTTCTTCATAATTGGGAATTCTCTACCGTTACGATAATAATGTGTCTCACCTTTAGCATCTGTCTTAACTGTGTCATACTGATACGAATCTTTAGGGTCGAATCCTTTTAATCCTTCCAAAGGTTTGGCTCTAGATATACGAACTCTACCTTGTTTGTCATCAGTAGGAATACACATAACAGTATCACCATCAAAGTCGGCACCAGATAGCTGTTCAGCTACCTTAGAATTGATACCAATTGCATCCTGAGGACTAGTTCCTAATATAGATCTAGCTTGCTTCTGTCTATTATTAACAGTAAGAACAGGAATTTCAAATATACCACCATGAGGATATCGAACTAATGCTAATTTAGTTCCATCTTGAAAGTTAGGAGCATATACTTCAGTTTCTTTCATTGTTGGAATTGCAGTTAATACTTGATATCTTTGTCCAGGTAGAGCAGCTGCTTGTAAATGTACTGCAGCAGAGTCACATTCACTTGCAAATTTGCTTAATAAATATTTTTTAACTGTAGGATTTGTCAAAGCCATAATATCTGCATATTCTTGAGCTTTGGTTTCCTTAGCTAAATTTAATTGCTTCTCAGCCATACTAATTGATTGCTTAGCTAAAAATTGAGAAGGTACTGAGTTCTTCCATTCATCCCAATCACCTTCAACAGCACGATAGTTAATAACACCTTGCTGTTCTTTACCATTCTTATCAATATAATGGTTCTGTCCTTTAATAAGTGAACCAAATGGATTGTCTGGGTCTTCTTTTATTTTCTTAAGAACCTCAGTCATTGGTTTATCTTTGCCTTTATTAGTGTTAAATATGACATCAACACCATTAGGCATGTCTTTACCATCAGAATATACAGCCATTCCTTTAATATAATGAGTACCATCAACTAAAATACGAACCTGAGCATAAGTTTTTTCACCTTTAGTTCCAGTAGCATCTGCTGGATCAGTTAAGGCTAAGTCTTTGACACCTCTTCTTAACTCAATAGTTCCATCTTTGTCAATTCCACCATCTTCTTTATATCTAATCATTACACGTTTAGAATCTAAAGATACTGGAGCACCAACAGCTGGTCTTTTATCAAATGATTCACCATTATCTAAAGATTTATAGTCAGTAATAGTCTTGACTTGGTCATAATTATAAATCTCTTTATGAGCTACATCAGGAGCACACAATACAATTTGGTTTGATTGTTGTCCTGGATTTGTAGCTTGAGGAATACCACCTTTGTAAATATGATAGCCTTCCTTCTCTAATAAAAATAAAGCAGTGTCTAACTTGTTTCTTGGAATATTAAGTTCTCGTTCAACACCTGCTCCAACATCAATCATTCTCTTTTCTTTTAACTCTTCTTTTAGAAAATCAGCTGTATGTTGAGCTTTCATCATACGTGATTCAGATTTGTCATTTAATAAAGAACGAACTGATGATTCATTAATGCCCATGACTCTACCAATTTCAGAAGCACCCATAGGTTTCCAACCATTTTCTTCGTTACCTTTTTCTTTAAGTCGCTTTGCAGTATTTACACGATATAATCTATCCTTGTACTCAGCATATGACTTTTCTCTTCGGTATTGAGTGGTTGTCATATTGTCACCAAATTCTTTTTTAATATTTTCTGGTGTTTCTGTCCAACCTTTAGCCTTTAGCTTATTAACACGAACTAGAAAGTCAGCCCATTCTTCATGTTGATATGGATCTTCACCTGAACCCCAAGGATATCGGCCACTTCTTCTTGGCATTCCATAATGAACAATATAATCTTCATCTTCTTGTACACCAAAATATGATTGAATAGGAGGTTTATCTTGATACATTGTCTGAGCCCTCCTTTGTTTCTTGGATTATTCTGTCGAAATAAATGATCTTATCCATGATTGGAGAAATATCTTCTTCAGTAGGATTGCAAACATTAATTTCATTGTTTTGATAAATACGAAGTTCAAATGAAATATCACCTGGACGAATTCCGTAGTTTAAACAAAAAAGAGCGGCATAAATTAATAGCTGCTCCATATGTGCTGGTGATTTACCAGTCTTTAAATCATGTATTCGTAATAAGTTGTTTTCGAAACTAATACAGTCTGCAGTTCCAAAACAGTATTCTGAGTAATATAGAATTACTTCAGGATCCATTCGTAAATCAATTGCATCATTTACATAAGCTTGTAAGTTAGGATATACAAAATCTAAATCAACAGCTTGCACTGGAATATGATTCTTGAATAACCATTTACGAACTTCTTTTTTGTCATTCTTTAAAAGTCTTACATCGTTAGCTCTAACTTTAGAACCATCCTCAAATGTTCTTGCAGAATATAACATGTACTCTGCCCACTTAATATGTTCCTCTGCAAATTGATGTAAATTTGTTCCTGAGTCTTGAGCGAAAGAATTGAAATATCGCTCCATCATTTTTTGGGCATCATAGTTAAGCCAGTAGTTTGAACTTGGACTTAAGAAACTATGCTTCCCTCTTAACCTTGAATAATTTTGCCAAAGCATTTAATACTTCCTCCTTATTTTCAGGGCAGATAAATCTACTAAATGACATATTGTTCATTAGCCCTACATAGTAATCCTGATTTGGTTGATGACTCGAATTCAAAGTTTTCTTACATTCAAGAGTTGCCCATTTGTCAGAATATAAAACAAGCAAATCTGGAATACCTTGGATGTAACTCGAATCATTCTTCATCACGATGCATCCTGGAAATATACTTTTCAGCTCTTTTATTAGCTCGCTCTGAAATTTAGACTCCAACATTACGATTCCTCCTTTTCTGTTTCAGTTCCTCTTTTAAAATGCTAAAAGGATAAGTGCATGACCATTAAGTCAAAAATGCACTTTTCCCCTCATAAAAGAGTATGATTCTCACGCGAACCCTAACTTGAGTGAGAAAATATAAATCTTGTGATGATTTAGTAGTTTTTATCCACCTTGTGTAAAATAACAGAAAATACTACTATTTTGCTCAAAACACAAAAACACAAAAATTTTCTTAAAACTTCTTATATATTTATTTTTATTTTTAATAAAAGTTGGTAATATTTTTATGTTTTTATGTTTTACCCTCAAATCTCCTTTATATAAAGCATTTTTCACTACACAAAAATTGTAAAAAAATTGTAAAAAACATGTTTTTTTGGGACAAAATGTCAGGGGTAGGCACTTTTTAGTCTAAAAAATCACTCAAAACACAAAAATTTTTATGTTTTACACATTTTTGTGCACAAAACTTTGCAAGAAAAAATACAAGAATCTGGCCATAAAACGAACCAAAATCCTTGTACTTGTTAGAACTTCAAGTCTGGTATAAACTTCTTTTCAACGAAATTTTTCTTACTATTGATTGCCCTAGATATAGCAATGTCAATCCCAGACCTACTTTTTAAATGATAATAATATAAATCTATGTAAGGGGTATTCAATCTATCAATACGACCTCTAGCTTGCTCAAGTACTTTGTATGAATAATTCTGACTGTAAAATATAATTGTGTCAGTCTTTATACAATTCCATCCTTCGCAACCAGCAGTGTACTGAACCAAATATACCCACTTGTCACTCTCTGGAATCTCTTGGTGTTTGTGTCCATTCCATTCAGCCACATCAAGCCAATCAATCTGCTCAAAGATGCCTTTCAAAATATCAAGCTCATAATCAAAGTTATAGAAAATGATGCTCTTTGGATGCTCTTTTACAATATCAAGCAACTGAATTTGCCTATCCGGATAAGTATTTACAAGTCGTCTCAAAATATAACACATACTACTTGCTTGTTGGATTGGCTCATGCTTAAATGGATCCCAACGATTCTTAAACACTTCTTTATACTCAGTCTTGTTATAATCACAGAAAATATCAATGTCATGTCGTACAGTCTTTCTCAAGTAGCTCATATCAACTAATATCCCATCTCTCAACCTAACAAGTCTTCTAGTATTAACATATCTATCAATCTTTGGATACTTAGAGAATCTGGAATATATAACATGCTGATTAATAAAGTCTGTTCTGTTTCTATAGAACCCATTAGCAATAAACACAGGAATATAATCAGTCCAAGTGTCACCAGGAGTTGCACTCAATAGAATCCACTTATTACTTTTAGTGATTGCTAAAAATGACTTAACCCAAGTTCCATTCCCAACAACTCTCTGCTCATCAAATATAAAGAAAGCATTCTGCACACCAACATACTTTTTAATATTGTTCCAACTATCAATAACAATGTTCAAATGAATATAATTCTCCATCTTAAATGGTTTTAATTCATCTTCCCATTCCTTTGTATCTCTCTTTCTGGCAGTTGTAATAATGTACAAGTCCATTTGCCTTGACATCTTTGTGTATCTATTACCTTCGATACGACCACCATTCAATTGAAAATAATAATAGAGGCTGGTTCTGCTTTTTCCAGTCCCAACCCCTCCATTTAATATGCAACCATTCTTCATTTTTGATACTGCGTCTTTTTGGTAGTCATATAGAAAATCATTAGCCACTTTACATCAAACCCCTTACCAAATAAGCCCAATTTTGGTTAACTGGACAGTATTTTTGACCAATTAACTCAGGTGTTGTCAGTCCAATAGCAAAGTAGTTATGAGCTAAATTACTCACCATAGCCTCAACTCCTTCTTCAATACTTCCATAAAAAATGGGAACCTCATTCACACTCATACCTCCAGGATTATTCCCAACAAGATATGCATATGAAGTAAAGTTCCCAGTTTCTAATCTAGCAATTCCTAACACAACAGAACTATCAATTCCATAACGATTACAAGCAGAAATTATTTGTTCTTCAATACTTCCGAAATATCCCTCTTGCCCTTCAGTACTTCCTCCACTTGTTCCAACTTCTCCGCTGACACATTGTTCAGTACCCTTAGAATTGCAGAATATGTTGTTAGAATCACTAGTGCATTCTTCCAAATATAAATCAGTAGATTCACAACCACTACCACTGCTATTGTTAGAATCCCCACTCTCAACATCGTACCCACTCGATATAGATTCTCTGATACAGTTATCCAAATGTTTGCTAAACTGTACATTAACAGAAACCCCAGAATCAATGTCCTCAGAATTAGTTTCACTGTCACTCCGTACTTCGCGTGTTTGATTGTATCCTTTGCTATAATATAAAAATTCATCTTTTATTTCTCCTTCTATTGTCATTACACTACATCCGCATAGTACAAATGTACTTAATGCAAATGCTACTATCTTCTTACTTACTAAATTCATAAATATCAATAATCTCCTCTAAACATAGCCTCAATAAAATGAATTAATTGAAACACAGCTCCTATTAATATTGTTATCGGCCAAAATATTATTAATGCTAATTCGTAGTTATCCGTATTTTTATCCATTACTATAGTCTCAAATCCATATATTAAGAATCCTATTCCTAAATACAAAAACCCGGATCAGTTGAACTAAATATACAATCACTACACTTAATCATCTAAATCCCTCCTCAAAATATCAATGTCAAAATCAATTCTAGTTTCATCAGAGTCATAAACATAAATATGCCCTTTTAGAACTAGACTATTCTTTACAGCATTACTAAATATGTTTCTAATATCTTCATGAGTTTCATATTTGAAAATATCACAACTTCCCCACTCTCTTCCATTTGAATCAAAATACGTAATTTGCATAGATCCATGAGCTCCAATAGCAATACTCTTTTTTAGACGTTCTAGAATCTCAGCAAATGTACATTCTGAGTCAATAATAAAATCTTTAGCGTAAGGCTCCAGCTTAGAATTAGTAGCTTTTCCGTTGTAAACAAGTTTAATCATTCGCATCATTCAATATATCCTCCTAAATATTCATCAATAAGTTCATCTGCTTTTACTTCTAAAATATCCAATTTAGCATCTTCTGGATCGTCAATCATTCTTTTTTCTTCCTGTAATCTTTTTTCTGTTACAATCTTAGCTTCCTCGGCTTTTTCTCTTGAAGTAAACACTCCAAATACATGTTCTTCATAACCATAGCCCTCAAACCAAGTATTTCCATGTACTAAATATAAAGTCATTTCACATCCTCCGGCCAAGTATAATCGTCATCCAACTTGCTTTTAAATTTAACAGGCTTATGAGAATATAAATTCACAGGCTCTTCCAAGCAATCGCAACAAGGCTCTTCGTCCTCTTTCTTGTCACAAGCTACACACATATGGCAATATTTATCAAAATATACTTCTTTTCTTTCATCATTATCCATAAGATACATACTCCTTCTAACTGATTCTGCTTCTTCCTCTTCCCAACAGTCTTCCTCAAACTCATCGAAGTCTTGCTGAGATAAAATAATTACCCCAACAAGACCAAATAACATAAAAATAAAGAGACAAAACATAAATTCCATTACTTTTTTGCATCTTCTTTCTCTTTTAATTCAATTAAATGATTCAAATAGTTCTGTGCTTTCTTCAAATCTTGTAATTCAGTGCCTTTATAAGGGGCTCGAACCACATATTTGATGACATTTCCTGAGTTAAAGTCCAAATGCCATGAGTCAATGAACTCTCTAACCTCAATTCCGCCCTTTGTATAGTGCTCAGGATGGTTGATAATATCATTTTTTTGAGTTTCTTCAACTTTTTTTATCTCAATTTTCTCTTTTCCTAAATACCATGCTATGAATTTTGTATATTTATCATCGAAATCCTTCTTACTAACACCAAGTTTAGAGTAATTTTCACTCAAAAATAGTAAAATTTTAGCTACAATAATTGGATCATTTAAGTTTCCAGTGAATCGTATAGAATTTTCAGTCACAAAATGATGTATGTTATCAATATAAATAACAATTGAAGCATCATACTTTAATGGACCGTAATTTAATTTACATGAAATTAATCCAAAATATAAATCAAACAACTTCCCAATTGCTTTTTTATTACTATTAACAATTTCTTTATCTTCTACTGGCACAAATTCTTCACTTAAGAAAATTTGTTTTGATCCACATTCCATACTTCTTGTCATTATTTCTACCTCCTAAATATGTAAAAACAATTTACGTTTCTTGTATTCTTCTTCAGCATTTGGAACACCGAGCATTTTGTAAAGTTCCAAGAAAATATCTTCTAAATAAACAAATAGATTTACTTCACAAAAATCAGCCGAAGCATAATGACTCCAACATTTATCACCTCTGCGTAATACAATATGCATAGCTTGATTGCTTTGTATAAGCTCAATCTTGTATTCAAGTAAACCTCTACTATAGTTATCAAGAAAATAGTCTAGATAAGATAAAATATCTCCTTTAGTTATCTTTTTAGTAATATCATGAAGTTCTGGAATTTGGGCGCACCAAAATCCATCTCTATTTTCTAACTTTTTACTCATTTTCTTTTACCTCCTAAGAATATAGATAGTATTTACGTTTCTTATATTCAATTTCTGGATCAGGAATATTAAGTTGTCTATAGAAATCAAGGAACTTGATATCCAAAGTAGCCAATGAAAGTTTGTTTAGCGCTGTTGTATAATAACATGTACGTTCATTAGCACGAATAGTAATATCTACTAAAGTAGGTTTATCTTCACTAGGAGGATCGTATAAAACATAATCATAACTAGCAATACTAGAAGTAAATACTTTCATTAATGTCTCAAAATCCTCAATATTCACTTTATTAATATCAAACATCTACTCATCCTCTTTTTCTTTCGCTAGTTCTACCAGCTTTTCAAATTCATCCCTCATTGTTGAAGGGACATCTTTGAAATTAACTTTTTTAGCTGGTCCTTCTTCAGTTCCATAGATTAGTTTGTTATAAAACTTATCAGCTTCTCTTGATGCTGCTTGTTTTACTTCATTTTTGAATATACTATTTGCAACAGTACTAGCTACAGAAAATCTTATTGCGTCAACTACAGAATCTGGAAATTTTGGATATAATGACTCTTCTTCCTCTTCAGGCAACCACTTTCTGAAAATATCATAGTAGAAGCCGTTGTTTCCAAACAGCTTTTTCGTACAAGCCATAGCAAGTCCCTTTTCCGGATCAAATACATCACCTGGATTACACTTAACAACTGTCTTAGTACCATCTCTCCAGAACACAATAGTAGCTGGGTTATTGAATATAACTTTAATGATTTCATTCAAATACATTTTTTTCATACTTGAGTTATTATGTGTTAGGTTACCTCCATAATATGTATTTATAAGCTGCCAATAACTAATTTTTTGCACTGCTCCTTTATATTTAGTTTTCATTTTTCTTTACCCTCCGTTATGTTTTTAATGTGTAAAGTAACACAATTTGCACCAAATAGCCTATACATTAGGTCTATAACTTCTAATGTAAAAATATAAGAATCATATTGGGATACTCTTTCTATACGTAAATATTCTTCTGAACACTCATCTATTTTGTATCCCATACTTTCACAAAAATGTTCATCAGTTCCTAAAATAGCTTCTCTTGCCTCATGAGTTAACCAATAACTTTCATTAGTCATTTGCTTTACCCGATGGAATTAATCTTCCTTGTTTCTGAACACAGTCGTCCCAATCAACTACTTGAGAATATAAATCATTCATTCTCTTCTTAATTCTTTTAAAATTAGCATTATCTGTATTAATACCCAGAACACTAGACAAAATATCATCTCGTGTTACCATCTCTTTTGCATAATTAGTTACCCAATATCTTTCATTACTCATTTCTTTGTCCTCCATTAATTTTTCTCCAATTTGGAATATCTTTTGTTTTGCATTCATCCGTAAACATCTTCTTAAAATGCATGTGAGAATCATAATTTGGTGTAGTGTTGCTTGCAGGAAGTGAGGCTGCTAAATATCCTACAAGCTTTTTGTCTTGTCTTTTTTCATTCATTTCTTTGTCCTCCTACAATTAATCTTCCACGCTTTTGTTTCTCATCTAATGATTCCATCAACATTACGTCAGGCCATTCAAAGAAAATACTATCATGTGGTAGTTTGCGAGTAGGATGTGGCAACATTATATGTTTTCGCCTGAATTCTTCTCTCTTCTCATAAACCACATGGATCATCCAATATTCTTCATTACTCATTTTTTAGTTCTCCATTCACGTTCTTTAATTTCTTTGTGGTATGTTCTTGCATAAGACACTGCATAATTCTTCATTGTTAAATCCTGATTAATAGTGAATCTTAGTGCATCCTCAAAATGTCTATAATCACCTCGAACAGAAATATAAAAGGTCACCACCGTATTAGCTTTACTAAACACAGTAATGACCTTTGCATTTCCACCAAATTCTTTCTCATAACTCTCTTGAAATTTGACTCGACATTCTTCAACCAAGTCAACAAATTTATTTTTTGATCGCATATCTATTTTTCCTTTTATTATCCATTAACTCTTTTCTTGCTTCCTCGTATTTCCTCATACAAGACTCACAACAAAAATACATAGTTCCTTCTCTATAAGCATGTTTGAAAAGGTATTGTGAGCGCATACCAGTAAAGCTAAAGGTTTCTCCGCACCATTCACATGTCTTCTCAGAAACTATACAATTGTTGTTATTTGCTCGGCTTATTCCTATACCAACCTAATTCATACACCATTGCATTAATAGCCTTCAAAGTAGGAATATCAATAATATTGTATTTCTCCAATCTTGGTGTATTAGATTCTTTGATTAATACTTCCTTCTTATCTAAATCAAAGCCAATGCTAAATTTAAAACTGACAAACCAAATTTGACCTCTGATTTTCTGTTTGCTAAACCCAGCTGCTGCAAATAATTCTTCTGCATGACTTGTGCGATTAATTTGTTCTTTCATCTTTCTTCTCCTTAATTGTTACTTCTTGAATAGTTAGACCTTCTTGTTCTGCATAAAGCTCTAACAAATATAAAAGAGGACTAGTCTCCATAACTAATCCTCCATTTGAATCTTATGTAATTCAGTATAAACGCCATTCATTAACCCTAATTCAGAATATAAATCCAGAATAGCTGCTAACAGTTCATGTGATACTGGCATTGATTCCTGTACACCAGTTGTAATTGTATAAAACAAGAAATCTCCAGACATTGTGTCAATAGATAGATAAGCAGAATGAATATAATTTTTATTATTCTTAAATACCAATACTTCACCAGTTTCATCACTACAAGTTTCTGATAACACAAATCCTAATTTCTTTAACCCTTTACCTTTAAACGAATGCCAGAATGGAATATCTTTTTTCATAACTATCTCCTTTACCATGACAACTTAATAATTGATGCAAACAAAAATAAGTTTAATAGAATGTAAACACCTAATGACAACTTCCAAGTAAACATAAACCCAAAGCAAAAAGCTAATACACCTACAATAGCTGACACAAACAAGTAAGTAACTGCAAATATAACAGCAATCACTCCCAACACAATTAATAAACTCTTAAACTTTTCTTTATTCATATGATCTCCTTCTTCTAAAACAGTGACTAGAAATATAACTACCTAACAGGAAAGTTCTCACGCATAACTCTCACATCTAAACGACCTTGCTTCTCTAACCTTTCTAAATATCGGTTGTAAGCTTCTCGTTTCTCAAATATACCTTTCTTGAATGTGTAAATCATTCCATCCTGTGGGTGATAGCATTCAAATGTGTCTTCCAAAATATCATTCTCGTTCAATACTGGCATGTAACAATAAGGATTCCATTGCATCCTCTTTTCTTGTCGATTCATGCTCTTAGAAATATGAGTTAATGTTCTAGACATTGTAACAAGTGTTCTATTGATTTCTTTCAAATCCTTGTTTAAATCTTTCACTCTTTTAGTCTCCTTTTATAAATATAAAGAAAAAGAGAAGAACCCTATTTAGATTCTTCTTCTGTTTCTTCTTGCATTGATTTCTTTGATAATACTGATAAAGTCTCCAACGTTACCATCGCTGTAACTCCACCTAGTACTCCTCCAAATACATACAAGAATCCATTAATTAATTTTTTCATAAATATAATCCTCTCTTTCATATAAGGGTATGCATACTACGCGACTAGAATGGTAAGTCATCTGAGCCCATGCTATTTGGTGCTGGAGCAGATGTGTTAATACCAAATTCACTTTCAAATGAACCTTCTCCAGACATTGCTACAATACGTAAATTATTCAAGTTTGCTTTTGGCATTTCTTTGCCAGTGCGTTTGTCAATGTAATGACCTAAGTAAATATCCAAGTCAGCAGTTTCAAATCTAACATCATCAACCATCTTAACCATTGACCCATCCCATAAAGCATAAGTTCCATTTGCTTGATAATATACTTTAGGGTCTTTAGGTCCTCCATAATAGCGAACAAGAACTTTCAAGTAATTGTGTGAAATAGTTTCTCCAGTGCTAGAACTAATAGTTTCAACATGCTTAACATTTGTTTCTCCATACTTAGCCATTTGGTAGTCTACAATCTGATTTGCAATATCATCTGGTAAGTCTAAACGGAAGTTTCTGTTTCCTAAATTGTTGAATGGAGTTTGCGCCCCTTCAAAGTTTCTATTAGACTTTGTAATCTGGTTAGTTACCTTGTCTCTAAAGTTTCCTGGCATTTCTCTAAATGTTAATCCTCTTAATTTTGCCACTCCGTATTCTGTAATTTCTAATTTCATCTTTATGTCCTCTTCTTTCTAAAATATAAATTAAAACGGCAACTTATCCGATTTAATGCCCAAATCATCATCTGAAACAAACATCTCAAAGTCACCGTATTTACTAATTACTTCTACTGCATCATCTACTAACTTGTTGTAATATCCTAAGTCAATGCAGTTCTCTAATTTATTTGATTTAACTACTTCACTTTCAAGCCAACGATATCCAGTACTTCCTGACGCTGCATAATTCTTACCGTCACATACACGATATAGCAAGCCAGCATTATGACCTTCTTTGATAGGGCTGAATTGTCCAACCCGTCCTACAAATATAAGGTTATGACCCTCTGGAATCTCTTTCTCTAATTCAGAAATGTTAGATTCAAGCTCTTCTTTAGAATATCTTTTGAAGTTATCTTTATTTAACATTTTCTCATACTTATCAAGTAAAGCCTCTTTTTCACTAACATCTGGTAAGTTCTCATTGAAGTCCAAATATAAATCACCTTTAGATACTGCAAAGGTCTCACAAAGGTCTTTGAATTCAATATCTTCTTTTGTAAATAATTTCTTCTTTACATATGGTACTTGGAACTGCTTACCAACAGTAACCCATTCACCATCTGTAGTCTGCCCTACATAAACTGCATCATTAATTAATACAAATTTCTTAAACATATGTTCAACTTCAAAGTTGTATCCGTATTCTTTTCCGAAGTCTACTACAAACTTATGAATATAATCATCTGCATCATTGATTTTGATACAGTCTGTCTTAATATGACATACATGGTATCCTTTTTTCTCTACCTCTCGTTTTAGCAAAGTCATAAATAAAGCACCACGCTTTGCTACGATGTTATCAATATTGTTCGGATCTCTAAATGCATTAGTAAACTTAGCACTAGTCAATCCATAGATACTATTAATAACAATCTTTAGAGCTTGAGCCAAATCAGATGCCAATTCTTCTTTTAAGAATGGCTTCAATGCTCCATTTAGCATACTACCAGCTGTTTCAAAATCTTTATGTTTAATTGCCACACGAGCCAATCTTAACTCATCTGCAATCTTAGTAAACTTAGGCCCAAATATAACTTCTATAGACATCGTAGACGGGTGCATACTAGATACGTCAAGACATAGTACATTCTCATACATTCCCTCATCAGAATATACACGTCCACCTTCACCAATATTTTCACCTAAATATGTAGACATTTGACCTTTCTTATTAAACTGGTCATATGTATAACCTTTGAAGAATGGTAATATACTTACTCCATCTTCTGGTGGGAATGGTTCATTAGGATCAAAATCTTTATACAAAGGTAATCCATCTTTATCAAACCATCTATACTTGTAATCAGGTCCAAATTTGTCAATGTACTCAGAATATCTTTCTGGTCCTACTGGGTCTGCTAGGAATCTATAGTTGAACTCTGATTGAGGTCTTCTATTGTTTCCAAATATAATTCTTTGAGACAGACTATTAGTCGTATCATTACAAGTAGCATTAATACCATGTAGGTTCTTTACAATGGCTACTAATATCTTTCTTGCAATGTAATCACCTTGACGAGCATTGAATACTGCTTCTGTAGCAATAACGTCATTCTTACAATACTCTGCTACAAGATTCCACATGTCTTCAGGTACTGGTTCGTCCCATTTCATACCTAATTCTTTGTGATGAATGCCTAACTTAATTTCCCACTTCTTCAAAGACATCTTCTCTGAACAAAAGTCATAAATATCAGTTTCTGAGATGTTGTATGCTTCTGTTAAATACCCAGAACCCTCATTAATCAATTGCTGACTTAAATTGTAACAAGCTTTAATAGAATATCCTCTATAAGCTCTTGCATAGATAATATGGTTGTCATACTTTCTGTTGTTAAACCCAATCAGGTCATAGTTCTCAATCAGTTCTTCAACTTGCTCTGGTGTTGGGTTAATCATTGAAATTACTGGATTCTCATCTCCAGGAATCTTATAACAAATAAGTAACAAGTTAGGAAATACTTCAATGTCAAAGAATGCAATGTTAGGCTCATCCTTTTGCTCTTGTTCTGAAATATAATTCTTACCAACAAACTTCATGTTAGCTACTACTCTCATACAATATGCACTTTGGTGAGTACTACGCATAGCAAACTGCAATACAGCATCTCTTAAGTCACTAACATCGTATCTTAGATTATTGTCATATGCTTCATTTAGAATATGATCAATAAAGTCAATGTTAGGTTTAGTGCCAGGATGAATCTCCTTAGCAAGTGCTCTCTTAATTAATTCAATAAGTTTCTTTTCATTCAATACAATCTTCTTGTCAATCACTTTTTTATCTCCTTTTAAAGGAAGTCCGGACTGAATATGACTAATTGGAAGGTTATTACATTTAGTCAATTTACGTCTAAGAGAGCTTTTACCCGTAAATATCTTTACTTCAATCTGGTCGTCATAGATTCTACTTAACTTACTTACATCTCCATCATAAATATAATGTAGATGAATTCCGGCTCCTCCTTTGCTAACCTCTACATATGTCTTTGGGAACTTAGACGCAGCCTCTAGATTCAAGGCAAAATCTTTATTCCCATCTTTATCTTTTAAATCTAAATCAATCACAATATGATTCTCTGGGACTCTTACATAATGAAGTTTAGAAGTGTCTAGTTCTTTCAAATATGATTTACACTTGTCCCAACTCACAACTGGGGTTTCATTATCTGATGCATACTGAGCAAAGCAGTTCTTACAGTCTTCATCAAATATAGAATCCTGCTCGTATAAATCTAGCCAATTAGGAGTACTAATTTTAGTTTCTTCTGGTGGCTTAGTTGTGAATTTATCAATCAAGAATGTTTCATAGTAGTTACATACTCTTGTGCCATCATCAAGTGTCTTATGCTCATAGAATTCTTTATAGTAATTCTTAAACTCTTCTTTAAACACTCGTTTAGATGCTTGATATGTATAATTTGCATCTTCACAATATGTCTTGTACAATTCCCATGCAGATTTCAAACTAATACCATTACGACTTTCAAATATAATGCTATTGTCTAATACAAAGTTATAGAAGTCATTGGATGCTCCCATCATTCCAGTTGGAATATAATTGTCATAGTAGTTAGGTTCTGCTTGGTAGACCTCTAGACAATGTTGAGCAATGGCACCTAATTCAAAGTCAATCTGTTTAGTTAAACGAATATAATCACTGTGCTTCAATTTATTACCAGTTGGAGCCACATCAATTAAACGTCTGATTAAACCCGACTTAGCTTCAGTAATCTTTACAGGCTTGTTAGTACCCATAAATAAGAATGCTTTGATACTTGCTACATACAACTTTTCATACTTAGCATTCATAGGTTGCATCTCATGTGAAACTAAACTATTTAATTTAGTATTGTCTTCAATCCTACTTAGGTCACCATCATGCTGGATACCTACAAGAGGAAATGACTTAAATGGCTCCAATGAGAAACTACCATTCCCACCAATAGACTTAGCATCAAATGCACACCAATATCCATCAAATAACTTTTGTACAATATTCAATACTGTTGATTTACCGGTACCTGCAGAACCATACAGTACTAAGAACTTCTGAATATGTTTACTGTCACCACTGACAATAGCACCAATAGCCCATTCAAGTTTGTGTCGTTCTTCCTCAGAATATAACACTGAGATTAGTTCATCATAAGCTTCAATAGAACCTCTCTCTAGAGAATATGGAAGTTTCTTGCTAGCATAGTCTGCTTTCTTACCCTCTGAATTACTAAATGCAAGGCTCTGGTCTAAAATATGATAGTTATCTCGTAATTGCTTCTGGCAGTACTTATGCCATCTATCAATACTTCCACTATCTGCATCCCACATGTAATGCACTACTTTATGTTCATCTTTAATTTCTTCTGCTTTTTTCTTAAGCTCTTCATCTACTAAACGAATTACTTCTTCTTCGTCTGTTGACCACTTCTTATCTTCTTCAACCCAGATTGCATAGAAGTCTCCGCCACGAATCATTAAGTCTGATGATTTCTTTACTACAAATTTTGGAGAAATATCACAAACACCTTTTTGATACTTAACTGCTATTCTTAAAAAATCTAGCATTCAAATATAACTCCTTTCTATACAATCTAATTACCTCAACTGTTGATTCAAATATCTTGTTGCTTGCCACCAAATTTCAATATCTCTCATGTCACAGTCTGGATTATCTACTGTAAATAATCCTCCTCTGCCATTTGGTTCATACTCTCTATTCATGAATCTATTTAGTGCAAATATAACAGCACCTACATCAAAGTGTCTGTCATCAGCAGTCCCTAATCCTAGACTAGAAACCATTCCCCAGAACCATTGACAAGTCCTGTCTCCATAAATAGGGTTATCCATTACGTTCTGTTCAATATAAATGCTCAATGCAACCATCATTTCTAAAACAGAACAAGGATAATTAAGAGAAGCACGAATCTCTTCATTAGAATATCCGTACTCCTCTGCAAAAGAAGCTCTTAGTTCAACTCCAGCAATTAATCTATTCTCATCTCTTGGGCATCTTGGATTTACAATAAACTCTGTTGTAGACAGAATAGTAAATAACTTTTGGTAAGAGCGTTTTAATACACTATCATCACCACAAGCAATATTCTCTAAATAATCTAAGTATTCATTTGAAATATCATCTCGCATATGGATAATTACCGCCTACCAGTAAAATCTCAATTGCTTCTGATAAAGGTTCGTTAATTACATATACACAATCATCTTCATACTCACCAAATGTACTTAATGCTTTTGTACCTACCAATTCATCTGGATCAGTAACAATCTCATCATTGTCATAAGTTAAAGTTCCATCACCTTCGTAGTAGTGCAAAGTAGTAATGTTGAAATTATCACCATCTACATCTGCAAACTCTTGAGGTGATACTACATATGGTGCTTTTTCTTGGATAATTGTCTGTGGCTTTTCTACATCCTTAGAATATTGAGAATAATTTTCTTGATTGATAACATAATCATTGGTTTTCATGTTTGTTGCATTGATGATAGCTTGTCTTAAATTAGATTGTTTCGTTTCTTCTTTGACCGGTTCTGGAATATCTTCTGACTTCATTTCTAGTTGGTCTTGAAGCTCGTTAATTTGTTCTTGCAGTTTATTCATAATATCTTTATAAGAGGCAACTTCTTTATTAATGTCTTGCTCTCTTACCTTATTAAAATAAAAGCTTGTAGCAAGTGCACTTAATACACCGCCACAAGCAAACACTGCAAAATATCCTAGTACTTTTTTCATACTATCTCTTAGCCCATGTAATCTGGTTACGAATATAACCATCAACATTGAAGTCTAAGATGCATGAAGGTTCATATCCATTGTTAAAGTCAGTTGCATCATCACCTAAATATGTAATAGGTGTGATAGCAATACAATTGTGATGTTCTCTTACTTCTTTTTCAGTATGATCTTTGTAAACCCAACCAATATCATGTCCAGCTTCAGTTCCATCCATACCAAGTGCTTCATAAACATCATTTAAGAATACATAACCTCTTTTTTTCAATAAAATATTCATATCAGTTTCAACACCTTGAATAAAGTCTTTATTGTAATATGCGTTGTTTCTCCAATATACAGAATTTACTCTATCGAAAATACGAGTGAAGTCATTATCCTTATTGATTTTCTTAGTAGCTACATTCTTAGTTTCTTTCTTTTCTTCAGTTGAACCATCTTCTTTTTGGACCATAGACTTGATTTCTTTTGCCTTGATTCCATAACGCATTTCTTGGTCTACTTGTTCACCATACTTTTCCTTAACTCTTGCTCTATAGTCTTTATGAATACTATCTAAAGTTCCATAAGCTGCTGCTAGAGTTAAATTTCTCTTACGCATAATGTTTGTACTTGTGAAAATACATCCAATTGACAATCCACCTAAAATAATTGCTGGACCATAACATACAAGTAAATCTTTAGCCATGATTCCATAAGCTACGGCTAAGTCTTTCTTAACTGAATCTTCTTTGTAGTCTTCTAATCCTTGTTCTTTTGCAATCTTTTCTGCTTCATGAATATCTTCTAAGTTTTGTTTACCTTTTTCTAAGATTTCATGTGCTTTCATTGTATTCTTGCAAGCTAATACTGCCGCAGTAACTCCTAAACCTACACCTGCAACTGCTAAAATTTCTCCTGAATGTTCCTTTACTTGAAATACTGCTGCATTAAATGCTCTAGTAATAACGTCTTTCATAAATATAATCCTCCTTTAGTCCTTACTAATTTCAATTGCTTTTGGCATCAATAATATCCATTTACCATTCATCTTTCTTTGAGTTCGAACACTTTCCAAATTATTCCAACCCCAATCTAAGTCTGCATAAGTCCATTGCAACTTAGCTTCACGATATAAAGCTGCTACTTCTACATACCCACGTCTTCTTATTTCATTCTTTAATAATTGAAGTACATAGTTTGCTTCTGCTTCTGTTGCAAATTCAATATTCTCGTAACTATATACATTTCTAGAATATAAGTCTTGAGGTGTTTGCACTGCATTCTGTGCATATCTGTTTGGCATTGTGTATTGTTTTTCATATGCATAATATCCACCTTGAGAATATGGTGCATTACTTGGTCTCTGATAATTCTGAATACTCTGTCCATTAAATAAAGTCATCTGAATCATGTTCTTTAATCCGTTAGACACTGTATCCATAATCATGAACCCGATGTTTGCTAACCCATTCCTAAACTGGTCTTTTAATTGATTCTTGATTTGCTCACCAACATAGTTAGCAACTTTGGATGCATCTTCTTGAAATATCTTTTTTTCTTTCTGTGCATCTTTGATTTCTACTTTGTCCATTGATTTGCTCCCTTCAAAAATATAAAAGAGAATAGACCTTGCTAGATCTACTCTCCTTGATTAGTTAAAACTTGTTCGGCAACTTCTTCAACGTTTTCTTTGATTTCATCTACGTCAACTTCAGCTCCTGTTAATTTTTGGACTACTAATGTAGTTATGACTCCTGCTCCAAATACCAATGTAGTTTTTACAACTTTCTTTCCAATAGATTTGAAATCTTTCTTTGATTTCTTAACCTCTTGCAATTCAGTAGTTTCTTCTACTTTGTTCTTGTGTAGCATATCTTTTACTGCACCCATTAATCCTTTCTTTTCAGTTTCTGTTGTTTCAGTTAATTCAACATCTTCAACAACGTTTTGGTTAGTTTGTTCCATTTTAGTTTCCTCCTTTTTCTCATAATATGGTTTGTTTTTCGCGCGAATTGTTATGCATCTTCATCAAAGTTAGGTTCTGGTGAAAATACTGGATCAATCACTTTGGCTTTGATACCATCCTCAGTAACTAAGTCTCCATGATTGAAATCAATCCAATATAAATCATCAAAGCAATTCCAACCTAACTCATCACCAATATGAATTTCATCAATCCCTAATAATCTAAAGAACTCATTAAGACTTACAAATCCACGCAATAGTAAGTTTCTATTCAAGTGATACTCTGCTAATATGATTCTTTCTTTAGTTGATCTAAAATATCTTTTTGAGATAGGCTCATAGAATACTCTATATTCTTCCTCAGTAGGTTCATCTTCAAATCCATTACTTGTAAGTGAGCAGAATGTATCTACTAAAATATTAGCATCTCTTGCTTGCTCAATATGTACTGCTTTAATAACTTCTTGATGTGCATCCATACCATTAATCTCAATGTTTTTTTGTTGATACAACTTGTGAGTCTGGTCTGCCAAAATATAAGCACTAGCAAGAGCTTTATAATGCTTGTCACTGATAAAATTAGAACCGGCAATACAAACCACAGTACCAATTCCTAATGAAACTGGTAAAATATAACACTTCCAGGTCTTCTTTACTTTGTCTTTTGTAGTCTTCACTTCTGGTTCTTTTTGCAAAATATCATGAGCTTTTAATGTTGCCTCACTTGAGAATATAGCAGTAGCAACAACGCCTACACCACCAGCAATACTAAGTGCTAATGGAATATATCGCTTGTAGTTCTTCATCTTCTGTTCCTCCAAAAATATAAAAGCTAAAAGCCGAGAATATCTCGACTAATAGCTATAACCACAGTCCCTACGAAACACGGGCTCTGATTCAAACTCAATTTCCGCACATGGGCTATCATCTTCTGCATTAGAATACATGTAGTCTACTTTGATAGTTCCTTTTTGTGCGTCAAATACATAGTCATCACCTAATTTTGTTTCAGGCAATCCAAGAGCATTGTAGAATTCATTTAATGTAACCATACCATTATTAAATAGTTCTTCATTCAAATCATTAACAGCTTTCTTAATAGTATCTACATCACTTCTAAAATATCTTCCACTATAAACATCAAAGAACAAGCTATCCCCTCTGCCATATGCATGATAAACTTGTGCATCACTAACAGAATATGTATTCATATGATTTTCAGTTACTTTCTGACGAATCTTTTGCTCTTTCTTATCTCCTACAACTTCTTTAGTCGCATTCTTGTACTCTTGTAGTGATGACTCTGCTAATTTATACGCAGCCATTGTTGCAACTGCATTGTTTGCTTCTGCTTTGTAACCACCAGCAATACCTAATGCACTTACTCCCCATAACACTACTGCTGGAATATAACAAGGTGCTGCCTTCTTAAATGTTTCTTTTACAGGCAAATTGTCTACACCTTGAGCTTCTTTCTCTTTCTCAAGAATATCATGCGCCTTTAATGTTGCATCTGCTGTCATGCATAATGCCACACCTGTTCCAATAATTCCCCCGACAAGCATAATCTTACTTCCGTGTTCTGCCCATCCTGCAACTACTGCTTCCTTCATAGTTCCTGTAAATCCTTTTAAATCAATCTTTGGTAATTTCATAATTTTGTCCTCCTTTATACCAAAAAATAAAAGCAAATAGATTGTTTAACCTACTTGCTTAATTTGTTCAGCTGCTAATTTTGCTGCTTTCTCAACCATTCTTTGTTCTTTCATCATACCAATTACTGCACTTCCTAATGCGACACCAATCTGTAATCCGATGTATAAAATTTTGTTGTTAGCCATAATTCAGCCCTCCTTTTCATAATAGCCTTTGCAAATTTCGCGAACCAAAAATAAAAGAGACTTAAATGTCCCTTCTATTAGAATATCTTCTGGCAAAGTCCAGTTAAACTTTTGTAAGCAGTTTTACCTGGAGTATTTGTAATGATCTCTGGATTATCACCTAGCTCCAAATCCCATCCTTTCTTGCATGCCCAAATAGATGCTCCTAATGCACCTATGCTAACTACTGTTGTGACAACACCAATAACATTTCGCCATTTGTTGTTTGACTTCTCTACTTCAATCCTTTCCTCTTCCAATTTAAGTTCTTGTTTCTTTAGACTTAATTCGTCCAATTTAATCTGAACTTCTTCTGTTCGAGTTGAATTGTTTAGAGTATCATCCATAATAGTTCTGCTAAGTTTGTTGTACTCCTCACATAATCTGCAATAAGATTCATTAGATCTTGCATACTCTTCAGACGATGAATCAAGTTTGGCATTGTATTCTGCAATACTCAAAATCTCTTTCTTCATACTCTCTAAAACTTCTTTCATAAATATAATCCTCCTTCAGTTTTATTCCATTACATAGTTTGATTTTCTTGCGAAGCCACAAATGAGGTATCCACTTTCAAAGTAATCCTCTTCTTATTTTTTAACTTGTCTATCTCATTAACTTCAAACCTATAGATTTCTTTATCTGGATTTGAAATATCAATCTTTAACACTCCATCATGCTTGATTCTCTGTTCAATATTAATAATTACTAATAATGCAATAATTGCTAAATATAAATAGTCCATGCTTTACCTCCTAAAACGAAAAAGAGAATGCACTGATTTAATGCATTTCTCTTTGACCTTTGTTGAAGAATCCATCTACAGTTTCTCCATGTTTTACATAAAATTTTACTTTGTTGATTTGTGTTACTATTTTATGGCGTTGCTCTGGAAATCTTGTCCATAAATATCCTCCAATTCCTGCAACTGGAATAATTACATCTCTTATCCATAAGCGTGCCTCTCTAGCTGCGTCAACATTCTTTCTTCTAATTTTCATGATAGAAATCCTCCTTTTTTCTTTCTTCTCATAATAGCCCTTGAACATCCCGCTATTTCTTTTTATGCTCTGGAAATACCTCCATTAAAGCATTGATACTATTTGCTAAATCACTATATGCCTTGCTCTTTGTCTTGTAATAATTAGACTTTGTAGAATATAACTTTCCTACAGACCCCATGATTTTAGCAAAAGCAACAAACAGAATAAGTTTATCTTCCATATGTAAATCCTCCATTCACAAATATAATCTGAAATCTTCGCGAACAGAGAAAAGAAAAGAGTCTAATTATTCATAGACTCTGATCTTATCTACTTTCTTCTTTTCTTTGATGACATATAAACCTGCCAATCCTAAACCTGTTAATGTTAGAATTGAGCCTGCAATAAAACCTTCTTTATATCCCATACTAATACCATCTCTTAGACCATTGTCATATGACCAGCTTCCATAGTCACACATACTCTTATATAGTCTACTGTTTCTAGCATTATAAATATACTCTCCTAAGTAAGCTATTGCTTGTTCTCCATTCTTTTTAATTTCTGTTTTTTCTGACATATTATTGTCCTCCTTTTTCATAATATAAAGTGCTTATTTAGCGAAAAGAAAAGAGACTCAAATATCAAGTCTCTATTCACAAAATTCATCTGCAGTATAAACAATTGATAAGTCAACTAATGTATCTGGATTTAATTCAGGATGTTGCTTTAATATTTCCTTTCCAATCTCACCAGCATTAATAAGTTCTAGACTGTTTACAACTAAGGTATCAACACTTGTATCTTCTACTGTTCCTTTTAAATCAACATCCATTTGTGGAATATCAATTTTACCAAGTTTGTAACATACAATTGCTGTTCCTAATGCTGCTAATCCAGTAACTCCTACTGCAATCTTGTCTGCATTATTCAAACTCCATTCTTTTAAATCCTTTACTTTTTGTGACAATTTTTTCATATACTGTTCCTCCTTTGCCATAATATGAAATGTCTATTAAACGAAAAAAAGAATAGTATGGGATTCGAACCCATATCCCAGCATTTTACTGCTAGTTGCTTTACCATTAAACTAACTATTCTTCTCATAACATGGCTTGTAAATTTCGCGAAAAAAAGAAAATAGTCTGTTTCAAAGACTACTTCTCTTTCAAATCATCAATGCTGATAAATGTGATTTTGTTATCATGTACTTTTTTGTTGTGTAGTCTTTTGGCTTCCTTTAGTCCTCTGCTATGTCCAATTAAATATCCCATAGCAATGCAACCAAATGCTGCCATACAATCCGTTACAAACATTCCTGTACTTGAAATAAACCAATCCATAATATTATCCTCCTATTTGTGATTCTTTTCACAATATAACTTGATACCTACGCGAAAAAAAAGAGAAGAACATAATGCTGTTTTCTATCTCAGGCCCATACGTCCACACATAAGTGTTGATAGATCCCATGCTACTTAAATCTAGATGCATTATTGATCATAACATTATGCCAGCTAGAACTGTTTCTTCTCATAATAGGCCTTGACACTTACGCGAAAAAGAAAAGAGCCTTTACTAAGACTCCTCATTACTAAATTGACATAATCCTGGATATTTCTTTTCGACTATGCTACGAAATTTCTTATATCTTTTTTCTGTTGTATTTGTTCTAAATATTATAACCTCAGAAAATAAGTCACAATCATAGCCCAGTGTCAGACTATCAATGTCACATATAGCTACCTGAAGTCCTTGAATCACTCCAAATACATACATTTCATTATTAATATAATTTCGTTTAGCAATAGTACAAAACATTTTATTTTCCATACTCATGCCCTCCTTTTCATAATATACCTTGAATTTCAAGCGAATATGCTATAATACTTGCATAGGAGGAAATATATGGAAGCACTACTTTATACAAGAGTGTCCAAAGAAGATCAAGTAAAATTCGGTATGTCTCTAGATGCGCAACTAGAGAGTCTAAAAAAGTATTGTTCAGAAAATAATCTGAAAATCAGAAATATCTACTCAGACGAAGGTATCTCAGGAGGTTCAATTACTAAACGTAAAGCATTCCAAAATATGATTGAAGAATCTAAGCCAGGTGACATTATTCTATTCACTAAACTTGATAGATTTAGTCGTAACTTGTTAGATGCAAATATAGTTGTTAAGGAACTTACAAAGAAAGATGTATCAATCAAAGCAATTAATGAAGATGACATTGACACTTCAACCGCAGATGGTAAGTTTATCTTCAACTTGAAATTATCACTAGCCCAACGAGAACGAGAGAAAGTTTCAGAACGTATCAATGATGTGTTTGAATATAAGATTAAACAAGGTGAAGTGTGCACTGGAAATGTTCCTGTTGGATATATGATTAAAGATAAGCATCTTGTTTTAGATCCAGTTAAATCAGTTTGGATTAGAGAAATGTTTGACTATTTTTTAAAACACCAGTCAGTAGTAGGTACATGTAAATGGTGGAATCTTAAACACCCTGAGTATACTATGGAATATAAAGCTATTAAAATGTCTCGTTTAAAAAATACATTTTATTGCGGTAAACACCCAAGTGGATTAAATGACAACTATTGTGAGCCTATTATTTCAGAGGAAGAATTTGATAAAATCCAAGAAATTTTAAAGAGAAATGTAAAAAGTAATAGAACAAACAATGTCTATATTTTTACAGGATTATTAACTTGCTCACATTGCGGTAGACGAATGGGTGGATTCTATAGAAACTGGAAAGGTAATAAAACAAATTATTACAGATGTTACCAGTATTGCAGTTTTAGAAAATGTGATATGAGTCATACTGTCTCAGAAAGAAAAATTGAAGAATTCGTATTACAAAACATGATTGAAAAATGTAATGAAATTGTATCTGCATCTCTTAAACCTGAGAACACTGATGAAGTTAAATTACAAAATAAAAAAGCAAATACAGAGAGTAAAATATCACGTTTAAAAGATTTGTATGTTGATGGAGTATTAACTAAAGAAGAGTTTGATACAAAATATAAGCAACTACAAGACGAGATTAAAGCAATTAAGCAAGAGATGAAACCTAAATCAAACAAACTACTTGAGTTACATGATGTAGATGTAAAAGAGCTTTACTCAAAGCTAAATCCAGAAAATAAGCGCGCATTCTGGAGAAAATATATAGACCGAATTTACTTTGATGGACATGATTTTAAAGTTGTGTACCAATAGTGCATGACCATTCGGACATCTCATCACCTCCATACTCTTAAACGTTTTTTTTAGCACTTTTTCCAGAAAACTTTCATTATTTTTTTGATTTTTTGAACTTTTTTGTCTAAAATGAAACAATGATGAAATTTCTAACATATATTCACGTTTATTTAATCCAAGCCATCCTGAATTTCCTTCCATTTTGCTGGATTGACGTCTTCTATGACAATCAGACTTATATAGGAAATCAACTACATCACCCCATATATTTATTTCTATGGGCCTTTAGTTCAGCCATTGGATTTTATTATTATTCAAAAAAAATATGGGAGAAATATAACGTAAATTACAATAAAAAAAATCATGCCCTAATCTGTTTAGGCATGATTCTTTCATGTAGTATTCCCTATAACGATATAACACTTTTAAAAGACCTTCACGTATGGCTTTCCATTCTTTTTGTAGCCTGGTTTATCCTTGAATGGTTTCTTTATATTCCGGTTCACTTAAATAAAAACTCAATCCTGTTTTTTATCAACATCGGATTGAGTTTTGTGTTCACATTTATGTTTGGCCACATTACTGGCTTTTGCGAAATCTATTTTTCATTTACTACGAATATTCTACTTCATCACTGGATGTTTCAGGATTGATCTTTTCAATCTTATCTAAGTAGTTTTTCGCTTTTTTCACAAAATACATACGATTTCCAAGCTCAAGTACTTTTTCAAAATACAAGCGAGCCAATTTATAATCTTCTTCTACAAATGAGATCAAAGCAATGTAGTAACATGAATCTACTTGCTGGAAAGGAAAATTCGCTCTTTGTAGACCTTGTAAATAATATTTCTTACAAGTATTCAAATCTCCATCCATTAGATGGATTTTATTTTCAATGGCCGCCATTTCTTCACTTTGAATCATGACACCCGCACGTCCATAATGAAGACGAATATTTTGTGCCTCTTCTTTACAACGAGATAAAGCCTCTTCATCTTTCAACATATAATAGATGTAAGACATTAATGACCAATATTGTAAAGAACTCGATGCATCCTTACGCGGATAACTAATCAATACATCTTGAGCAAGTTCAGCATCATTTAAATAAATCAAGCATTGTGCAAGCAATGTGTGCTGGCTCAAGCGTGTATGTCCCTTTGAATTTGTGCAATAGTAAATAATGGCACTCGCACAAGCCTCCGGATTACAATCTTCATATAATAATTTTGTGATTGGTAAAAGTGATACAGCACGATAACGTAAAACTAAATTAAACGCAAATAAGTAGAACATCAACAATACAGCTAGAAGCATCATGTTATTTACGGCAATTAAAATCGCAAATAGGGCAACAATACCTAACGCATAAACACCTGTTAATTTACGCACATTTTTACGACAAGTCTTTGCAAGATCCTTATAAGACTCATCCAATTCATGATGAATCTTATACATACGAACCAATTCATCATCACTTGTAAAATTAAATTCGCGACGTTCTTTCGAAATGTTTTTACGTAAACTTAACATTCCATAAATACATACAACAAATGCAGGCACAACCAAGATGGCACCTATATAGATCATGTATTCAGGTAAAAAGAAAATCAAACACATAACGATCCATGGGCTGATGTTGAATCGTGATGTTACATATTGTCCAATATAAATGATATTGATGATTCCTGAAATCAATAAGGCATCACCCACATATAAGATCCACATATTATTTTGTAGATACGTTAAAACCTGTTTCAGTGATTCTGTATCTACACCTGGCACAGAACTTAATGAACTCGACAACATATCCGAACTCATATCTATACCACTCGCAAATACAACCGCACTTAAGCAAAGTCCAACTAAAAAAGCTATAACTAAAGCTATTAAATGGGATTTACAACGATATTTCCACATACAACCAC